GCCGCGATCCGAAGCAGGCCGCCGCGATCGCCTACCGGAAGGCTGGCAACCGGCGCGCGGGACCGCGGCACCGGCTCAAGGACTACGTCGGGACGTAACACCGCGTCGGCAATGGGTACAGGCGCGCTTTAGCGAATGGCTGACAACGCAGGCAGCGGCACGAGCGCGGGCGCAGAAGGCTCGCCATCGGGCGACGCGGCGCCGGCGGTGGACGTAGCGGCCGGGGCCGCCGGCGCCGCCCAGGTAGACGCGACCGACGGCGGCGCTCCAGCGGCGGCAGCGCCGCCAGCTGCCGCCGCCCCGGAGCCGGCGGCCAAGCGCCCAGACCTGACCGGCCGTCTCGCCTCGCTCAGCAAGCAGAGCCGAGAGGCGACCCGCGCCGCGCGCGTCGCCGAGCAGCGCGCGGCGGCAGCGGAGGCCAAGGCCGCCGAATGGGACGCGATCGCGGCCAAGGCGGCGTCTGACCCCGCGACGATGGACGCGGCGTTCGCGAAGCTGGGGCTCAACTTCGAGACGATCGTCAACCGCTACGCGGACGCGACGCCCCAGCTGACCGCCGAGCAGGCGCAGGCCAAGGCGATCGAGGAGCTGCGCGCCGAGGTCGCGGCCCAGAAGAAGCTTCGCGACGACGAGACGACCGCCGCGCGCCAGGCCGCCGCCACGCGCCAGGCCGAGTCGGCGCGCGCCGAGACGCTGGGCAGCATCGCGCAGACGATCGCCAAGCAGGCCGACAAGTACGAGATCTGCGCGCGGCTCGGCGCGGAGGCTGCGAACGACGTGTTCGCCGAGGTCGTGTCCGCCTGGAACAAGGCCGGCCGCCCCGAGTTGATGCCCGGTGAATTCGAGGAGGCGGTCGCTGCCGCCATCGAGCACCAGGAGCTGGTTTATGAGGACCGCGGCAAGAAGCTGGCGAAGGGATCGGCGCGCGGCGCCGCCCCCGCGCCGGCAGCCGCCGCGAAGACTGGACTTGCGCCGAAAGGCGAATCGCTCCCCGAGGGTCTCATCGGGGCTGCGTTGAGCGACAAAGACGCCGACATCCTGAAAGGGCTCACCGACAAGACGGCCCCCGCGTACGACAGCCAACGGGCCAAGCCGCGGACGATCAATTCATCGCTGGGGGGCTCGGCACCGCCGCGCGCGCCAGCACGGGGCTCGATGGATCCGCGTGACGCACTCAGGGAAGTGCTCATGCCGTTCCAGCGTCAGTAACCCCGCAACCACCGTCGTCTTTCCCTTGAAGGAGCGATCCAATGATCGCTGATATCGTCGCAAACGTAGAGCCGATCTACAAGCAGTGGTACGCGTCCAGCTACGAGAACATGTTCTACCGCGATCGCCCCGCGATGGGGATGATCGCCAAGGAACGCGCGGGCGGCGAGCAGGTCAAGCAGCCCATCAAGATCAGCCAGGGTCCCGGGCAGTCGGCGACCTTCACCAACGCGCAGGGCAACGTCGGCCTCACGGTCCGTCGTCCGTTCCTGGGTGACTGGGGTCTCGACTACTCCATCGCCCGCGTCGCGAACACGCTGATCGAGCTGTCGCAGGACAACAAGGGCGCGATCGTCAAGGCGCTCGCCGACGAAACGGAGACCGCGGTCGACGCGCTGGCGCAGCGCTTCGAGCACGACATGTTCCGCAGCGGATATGGCGACTGCGGCGTGGTCCTCACCGTCGCGACCACGCTCGTGACCCTCACCCTGCGCGCCGACGCGCAGAACTTCTTCCCGGGTCAGGTCCTGGTGGCGGCGCCCGCCGTGAACACCGGCGTTCTCATCTCGGGTGGCACCACGGCGCTGGTGTCGGCCGTCGACCGCGACGCCGGCACGGTCTCGAGCGCGTCCAACTGGACGGCCCAGATCGCGGCCCTCGTGCCGACGAACGTCCTGTTCCAGCAGGGCGATCGCACCTCGGCAGCGACCCCGTCGCCGCTGAAGGTCGTCGGCTTCGCCGGATGGCTCCCGCTGACGGCTCCCGTCGGCGGCGACAGCTTCTTCGGCGTCGACCGCTCGCTCGACCCGGTCTCGCTGGCCGGCGTGCGCGTGGACGGCCGCGGGAAGCCCGTCAGTCAGGCGCTCTACGACCTGTCGGTGCGAATCGGTGAGAACGGCGGGTCACCCGATACGGCGTTCATCTCGTTCGACGCATTCGGAAAGCTCGCCGTCGAGCTCGACAACCGCGCCATCTACGAGAACATGCAGGGCGCGGGGATCACGATCTCCTACGAGGCGATCACCGTCGCCGGGCCGAAGGGCCGGATCCGGGTCTTCCCGTCGACCTACTGCCCGATGGACCGCGCCTTCGTGATCACGAAGCGCGACTGGACCATCTACTGCGGCGGCGGGGCGAACCCGATGTACCCGTCGCTCAAGGGCGTCTCGCTGCTCGACGTCTCCAACGCCGACAGCACCGAAGTCCGTCACAAGACGCTGGCGCAGCTCATGTGCGCCGCTCCCGGTCACTCCGGGGTCTCGCAGCTCCTGTAACGGCCTGCCTGCGCCCCGCCGCGCTTCGGCGCGGTGGGTGCGCGGGCGCTTTTACGAAAGGCACATCATGGCCAATCAGAAGCTGTTCTACGAAATGGGGCTCAACTACAGCAGCGGGGCGACGATGGCGCTCATCGTGCCCATCGGCGCGGCCGGCGCGCCCGGCACGCCGACGCTGTACGCCGGGTTCAAGACGCCGCTATCGGCCACCATCCCGCTGAACCGGACGGGCGCCGGCCTGTACACGCTCTCGCTCAACGAGCCGTGGGCGCTGCTCATCTGGTACTCGATCCTCACCATCCAGGCGACGGTCGCGGCTGGCGACGGTCTGACCGGCATCGTGACCTCGACGGCCAACCTGGCATCGGCCGGAACGCTCACGTTCACGATGCTCAACAACGCGAGCGCGGCGGCCGACCCGCGCAACGGCGCCATCCTCCAGGTCCTGCTCGGCCTGAAGAACAACGCCAACCTGCCGTAAGGGGGCAACGATGGCGATGGACAAGCGACAGCCCCTCTCGGTGATGATCGCCCTGCAATCCAAGAAGATGCGGGGTGGGGAAAAGCCGGGCGACGCGCCGAACGACGCCGAGCCCGACGATGACGCCGACGAAGGCAGCGACGGGAAGTACGACGATCCCGGGCTGATCTCCGCCTGCGAGGACGCGATCGACGCCATGAAGAACCGGGACGCCAAGGCGCTCTCGTCCGCATGGGGTCACTACCTCGAGATCCGCGAATCGCTGGGCGACAGCGACGAGGACAACGGCCGCTAGCCAAGTCCCGCCCGATACGTTTCGGCGCGTCGGGCGGGCGTGACCCCGCATGGCACAGACGCTGGCACAGCTCAGGGCCGAGGCTCAGCAGCGGAGCAACCAGGAAAACAAGACCCTGGTCGCCACCGCCGACTGGAACCGGTACATCAACGAGGCGGTTGCCGAGCTCTACGACCTCGTGCTGTCGGTGAACCCGCACTACTACGTCGCCAGCGCGGCGTTCACGCTGACGACGCTGAACACGTTCACGCTGACGACGCTCACGCCGACGTTCTACAAGCTGCGCGGCGTCGACTACCTGCCGAGCGCCACGGGCCAGCCGATTACGGTGCACCCGTTCAACTTCCTGGAGCGGAACCGCTACCGGAACCAAGGCTTCGCCGGCAACTACACCATCTGGTACACGCCGGCCCCCCCGGTGCTGGTGGCCGACGGCGACGTCCTCGACTTCATCCTCGACAACTGGGCCGAGTTCATCCCGGTAACGGCCGCGATCGTCGCCGCGGTCAAGGAGGAATCGGACATCACGGCGCTGGCGGCCACGAAACAGGCGATCGCCGACCGGATCACGACCTCCGCCCCCACGCGCGACAGCGAGCCCGGCCAGGCAGCCGACCTGACGACGCCCTGGGACTACGACTGGGATTACACCGGCGCGCCGGCCGCGCGCGCCTACTCGCTCGAGGGCGCCAACCTGGTGATCAGGGCGTAATGGCCCTCCTCGACCGCGTCCAGCTCACGGACGCTTCGCTGACGGCCGAGAACCTGAACCGGCTGCAGAGCAATGTCGAACGCGCCCTGGGCACCATCGCAAAGGCCGATCCGTTGTTCACGGTGAAGTTCGGCGCCGTCGCCAACGTCGACACGCGCCTGCCCCACAACCTCGGCCGGCCGCTGATCGGCTACCGCCAGGTACGCGCCAGCGCGGCGGCCGTGATCTATGACGGCTCGCCGAGCTCCGACCCGTCGAAGTTCTTCAACGTCAAGTCGAGCGTCGCCGGCGTGACGATCACATTCGAGGCGTTCTGATGGGGGGGCTGTCGAGACAGGTAGTTCCGGTTCTCCTGAAGGAGCTCGACCAGCTCGCGCCCAAGCAGAGCGGGATCACGGGCAGCATCGACGCCCTGCTCAACATGTACGCCCAGGAGGGCATCCAGGGCGGCTATGAGTTCGTGCCGCGGCCGGGGACGACGGCGATCAGCCGACCTGGCAGCGTCCTGGCTGGGTATCGTCTGGCTACCCTCGGCGGGCAGCTGCTTCTCTTCTCTGACTCTGGAATTTGGCGGCGCACGACGGACGGCTGGCATCCCGTGACCGATTACAACGGGAATGCTCTCACGTGGCCAAACTTCAACAGCGTCAACTCCAGTCCAATCTATGTTGAGGGCACGGCAGCCGATTCCTGCGACTTCGCCTACGTCAACGGATATTACATCCGGGCGTCCGCCGGTCCGTCCGCGCTCTCGAGCACGTTTCCGGTCGTGTCCATCAGCGTGACGGATGCCAACGGCGCCAAGCTCGACACGGCGTTTCGCGCATCGACCGGCAGCCCCGTGCAGGTTCGGATCGCTGTAGTTGGAACGTTGGCCGTCATCTTCTGGGCGGAATCGACGACCAGCACCATCACCTGCGTAAAGTTCAACACTGCAACCGCGACTTTCAGCGCGACCGCAGCGATCACGACGACGGCGTCGACCGCTGGGGCTTTCAATCCGATCTTCGACATCCAGGCCATCCCCGCCACGTCAAAGATTGCGGTTCTTTGGAACGACAGCGCGACGAGCAATCTCACGCAAACGCTGCTCACGCCGTCGACAATGACGGTTGCCGGTACGACTGCGTATGCTCCAAAAGGGACCAACTTCGTTACGAAGGGGTACGTAACAAACAACTTCGCGACGGCAAATCTCGTTGTCGCATACATCAGCTCAGCGACCGGCCTTCACGTGGATTGGTTCGACAGCGCTACCTTGGCCACCTCCGCAGGGGGAGGCGTTTACGACGCTGGGGCGGTCGCCGGCGCAAGCATCACGGGATATCGTTCGGGTGCGGCTAGCGCGATCGTCTATTACACGGTCAAAGGGGCGTTGCCGTTCGATGACAAGGTGTTTCAGTCAATCAACGTCGGATTCGGATCGGCTGCATTCACCAGAGGCGCGATCGCATCGCGCGCTTTCCTGATAACTAACGCTCAGCCGACGCCGCCGCTGTTCCTCCGCAAATATCGCGGAGTAGGGCAGGCGACCTATTTTCTCGTGGATGGGAACGGAATCGACATCGCGCGAGCGATGACCGACGTCGCGGCAGCCGATCCTAGCAATGCTTTGGTGGGGTTGCTCTCGCTGCCGAACCTAATGCTCGGACCTACCTCGTCGACATATATCACGGCTGGGCTCAGGTCGGTTTCTCTGGAAAGCGGCGCCGGAGGAATCACGTCAAACACTGGCGCCGCGTCCGTAACGGTCATTGTCAACGATGTGGCGGTCGGCAGCAGCGTCGAGCTAAACGGCGTCCTGCACGTCCCTGGCGCGTATCCTTCCATTTACGATGGCGCCAACGTGGTCGAAGAGGGGTTTCCGATCTTTCCGGAACAGTCCGATGCGTACGTCCTCGCCGGCGGTGGCGGGCTTACCGCATCCTCGACGTACACCTATCGCTACGTCTTCGAGTGGACCGATCTGACCGGCGCGATTCACAGGTCTGGGCCGAACCTGATTCCGCAACAGGCGGTTCTGGGCGTCGGTCAAACCAAGGTGACGCATTCAATTCCGAACGTGATCGTGAGCCGGAAAGGCATCGTTTCGGTCGGCGTTTATAGAACGGTAGCCAACGGAGATGGTTCTACCTATTACAAGGCGGGATCGGTGCAAATCCTTCCGGGCGCCGGCAACCCGAACCGCTTCGCGTTCGTTGACACGGTCCCTGACGCGACGCTTGTCGCTGGCGTTCCGCTCTACACCGACGGCAACATCCTTGAGAACCTGGCGCCTCCGCCCTGCATGACGTTCGCGATCCATCGCGGTCGCATCCTGGTTGGCGGGGTCGACGGCGACCCGACGGCGGTCTGGTTCTCGAAGGACGTCGCTCAGGGGTTCGGAATCGCCTTCAACGACGCCCTGGTGTCGCGGTTGAACAGCGCCAACGAGCCGGTCACCGCTCTCGGCAGCATGGACAGCTTCGCCGCCGCCTTCACGAACACGTCGGCCTGGTCGAGCTCGGATGATTACCCCGACGACACCGGCGCCGGCGGCGTGCTGAAGTTCGCGCAGGCGAGTTCCACGAACGGTTGCGCCGGCGCTCGGCTCCTCGCGCGCGCCGACGATGGGCTCACGGCTTGGCAGGCGAAGACCAGCTTCGTCGGCGGTCCCGGCCCCGGCCCGTGGCGGTTCTCTCGCGGGAGCGCGTGGGAGTGGATCGGACAGGCGATCCAGCTCGATGCCGCGGCGATCGCGTCTCCCAGGACGATCTTCGCTGTGCCGGGCCTCAACCAGATGCGGATCGTCGGCTCCGCCGGCGGCGTGAACGGCAACGTGCTGGTGCGGGAGACGACCTTCAACACCTGGGCGACCTGGACGTATCTGGTCAGCCCGTCGGGCGCGCCGACGATCGTGGACGCCATCGTCTGGGGCTCGAGCGTGGTCTATCTCGGCTCCGATGGTCACGTGCTGCTGGAGAATACGTCCCTCTACAGCGATACGGCGAACGCGATCGCGCACTCGATCGTGTTCTCCCCCTTCAACTTCGCGGGCGTGGCCGGCTATCAGCGGATCTACGTCGGGCAGCTCACCGGGCGCATCCTCGGCACCGCCGGGCTCGGGGAATCGCTCCAGCTCTCGATCGTCCAGAACATCGACGGCACCGACATGGCGGCGAAGAATCGCACTTTGACGCCCGACGCGAACGCCCTGTTCGACGGGGTCGAGTTCGACCCGGGGCCGAACGGGAAGTGCAGCGCCTACCAGGTCACGATCTCGAACGTCGCCGCCGGTCCGAACGACTCGCGGTGCGCCTGGACGCTGGCCGCCGTGACGATGGAAGTCGGGATCAAGCCGAACGTCAACCGCCTGCCGCCGGGGCAGCGCGCGGTCTAGGGCTGCCGAGTGAGCGTGACCTGGTACTCGCTGGCGCACGGGTTGAGCCCGGTTCGCACCAGCGTGGCCACGGCCTCCCCGGTTTCCCCATCGGCGTCATAGCTAGCCTCGGTCGTCCAGGTGACGGTCCCGGTGGTGCTGGGGCCCACGATCTGACCGGTGCACGCGTCGGCGAACGATGTCAGCGGGCCGACGCCGTCGCCGACATTGCCACAGGTCCCGCTCATCTGCTCGGCGTGCGCCAGGTAGTTCCCCTGCAGCCCCTCGCAGCCGCGGCGCCCAGGCTCGAGGGGGCGACCGCCGCAGGACGCCAACGCCAGGACCAGAATGACCAGCGCTCGGTTCATTCCGTAATACTACGTTACGCCCGTCAGCCCCGTCAAGCGGGCTTGAGCGAGTAGGTCCGCGGGTGCTTCTGGAGTAGTCCCCGCGCGTCAAGGCGATGCATGGTGACCCGGACGATGTTCCGCTCGCGCGCGCCGCGCCGCTCGAACGCCGCGTCGCAGATCTCGTCGATCGAAAGCGGCGCCTCGGCGGCGCGCAGGACCGCCTCGATGCGTTCGGCGGCGCTGTCAGGCACGCGCGAAATCTGCCATGACCGCCGGCGCCGCGGTATCGAAACCGACGACGTCCAGCATCCCGCCGTCCCGCGGATCTGCGAGCGTGAAGCCATTCGAGACCATGCCGACCACGATCATCTTCGCGGGGATCCCAGTCTTCTGGCGGTACTCGCGGAGCGCGTCGACGGGCTGCACGTTGCCGGCCCAGGTCTCGCTATCGGTGTAGATGACGAATGTGTCCACCGGCGTCTTCGTGAGCGTCGCCCACATCATCGGCAGCGAGCAGTCGGTGCCGCCCATGGGCAGCTGGGCCGTGTAGCGCACGACATCGTCGAGGCGCTGGCGCGGCGAGATGCTGAGCTGGGAGATACCCCTCTCGCTGATGTTGTGCTGGCCCGTCGAGCTGGTGAACCCGACGAAGGCGTGATCGGTCTCGACGTTCGCCGTGATCAACGCCATCGCCGCCGACCCGACCCGCGGGGAGATCCCCGGCATGCCGGCGATGGCGGAGTTGTCCATCGAACCTGAGATGTCCAGCGCGAGCAAGGTGCGCTTCCCCGTCGGCTCGACCGCCTTGAATGCGAGATAGAAGGCGTCGTCGAGCGCGGTGACGACCGCCTGGGCCGGCGTCCAGGTCAAGGACCCCTTCTCGCCGGCGCCGCGCGCGTAGATGCTGAGCGCGACGAGGATCTGGAGCGGATGGACCCGTGCCGCCTTGATCGCGTCCGCGTCCGCGAGCCGGTCCGCCACCGCGCGCCCGGCGGCGCTGAGCGGAGCGATGAGGTCGACGGCCGTCATCTTGCCGAGGTTGCGGATCAGCGCCGTCAGCCCCATCGACGGCAGCATCGCGGCCCACACGTTCGGATCGCCCTTCGCCTCGTTCGGCACGCACTCGTGCGGCAGCCGGTACTCCTCGATGAGGCGCACGAGCTCGGCGCCGCGCGCCGTCTTCGCCTTCTCGAAGGCCCAGATCTTCGACAGCGCCGCATCCGGGTGCGGCTCGGGCCCGACCGACGGCCAACCCTTGACCATCCAGTTGAAGATCGCGTTCCGCGTCTCGTCGGTCGTCTTCGGATGCGCCTTGCGCAGGAGATCGCGGTGGGCCCAGCCGTCCCGCTGCTGGTACTTGATCGCCTGCTCGGCGAGCCGGAACGTCGGCATCTCGCCGTACCAACGCGCGAACGCCCCCATCGTGCCCCGGCCCCAGCCGCCGAGCGCGTTGACGTACTCGGCGAAGTGGAACAGGTGCGTTCCGATGCGCGCCACGCGCGTGACCGCCGCGAAGGCGGCGCGCCGGGTCTCGAAGTTGCCGCACTTGGCCGCCAGCGCCAGCGCGAACAGCGCCGGGTCGTTCTTCGGCGCGCGCCCGGCGTCTGAGATCTCAACGATGCGCGCGACGGCGCGGCCCCCGTCGGCGTCGATGCAGCGCTGGACGGCGGCGGCGTTCGCCTTCGTCAGCTCCCGCTCGGACGCGTAGTAGCTGCCGCCCTCGGCGCCCAGGATCAGGAAGCGATCGAGCTGGGTCCAGTCATCGACGGGGAAGGTGAACCCGCCGGCGCTGTTCGGGACCTGTCCGGGCAGGGGCTCGCGCTGCGTCGACGTCATGTGCTTCGCGTAGTTCATTGCGTTCCTCGATTGGTGGGCGGCGGTTGGACTCGAACCAACGACCTCGATCTGTTGAAGATAACCGGCTCCAAGCGGCTCGTTTTCACGAACAAAATTTAGGGACCGGATGCGCGCTCTACCACTGAGCTACGCCACCCGTGTTGGTGCCAATCGGGCAAGGTTGCGACCCTGGGGGTTCTTATCGAGAGAACCCAAAGTCAACGGTCCGACCAGCGAGAACGTCTGTAGGGGAACAGGATTAGGAATGCAATAAAAAATTACAGCCTTGGGTACGAGGGCGCTTTGGTGAGATGGGATTTCAGCCCGGCGCGAACCCAGGAACCTCGCCCCCGCCGACCAGTTCGACCCCGACGCCGTTGCCGGCAGGGTCGACCGCGCCCGCGACGCACATCGACGCCAACGGCAACCTCGTAGACGCCCTCGGCAAGATCATCATGACGGCCGCCCAGCTGGCGGCGCAGGCCAAGGCGAACGATCCGGCGACGATCGCGGCGGAAATCGCATCGGCGGACGCGACCGCCGCCGCCTCCCAGGCGTCGACGGCGAGCACCGCCAACAAGATCGTCGACGCCGTCGCCGCCAACAACCCGATCGCCGGCACGGTCAACGCGGGCGTCGACATCGCGCACGGCGACCTCGCCAAGGCGGGCGCGGACTTCGGCGCCGGCGCCACCTTCGGGACGCTGCCGACGGTCGACGCCAACGGGAATATCGTTCAAGGCGCAACGACCGATGCCGTCGCCACCGGCGCGGGCGTGCCGGCGGGCGTTCCGGGCGTCACGGCGCCGGTCACCGGTCCCGGCGCGCCCGATCTCACCGGCGGCCTGGGCGATCTGGGCAAGCTGATCACGGGCCTGGGCGGCTCGCTCGCCGGCCCAAACCTGGGCGGCCTCAGCAAGGCCAGCGCCGACGCGCAGGCGCTCGAGCAGCAGTTCCTCGCCCAGTTGCAGGGTCTCAAGCCCGGCGTGCCCCCGCAGATGACCGCGGCGCAGTCCGCCGCCGCCGCGATGCCGGCCGGCGTCGGGGTGAACCCATCGTTCATGGACGCGCAGGCGGCGACGGCGGCGCAGGCGGCGCAGGCCCCGCAGATGACCGCCGCGCAGGCGTTCGCGCAGGCCGCGCAGGCCGCGCAGGCCGGCAACGCGCCCCAGGTTCAGGCGGCGTCCATGTCGCCGGCGGAAGCCGCCCAGGTCGCGATGATGAGCGCCGTCGGAATGCCGGCGTCGCAGATGCAAGCCGCGCGCGCCGACTCGGCGCAGATGCAGGCCGCGCAGAACATCGCCGCGTCCCGGATGGAGGCGGCGGGACCGATCAACGCGTCCCAGATGGCGGCCTCCCAGATGCAGGCCGCGGCGCCCATCGCGGCGTCGCAGATGACCGCCGCCGGGCCGATCGCCGCCGCGCAGATGACCGCCGCGCAGCTCGACGACGCGCGGCAGGCGCAGTTCCGCCAGCAGCAGGCCGATCTCGCGACGAACATCAGCGGGGTCATCGCCGGCAACACGCCATCGGTGGCCGAGCTCCAGCAGCGCCAGGCGTTCGGCCAGCAGATGGCCCAGCAGCAGGGGCTCGCGGCGGCCATGGGTCGCGGCGGGAACCAGGCGCTGGCGATGCGGACCGCGATGAACAACATCGGCCAGCTCGGCGCCCAGCAGGCAGCCGCGTCGGCACTGCTTCGGGCGCAGGAACAGACCGCCGCGCGCGGCCAGCTTGGGAGCGTGCTCGAGGCGGCGCGCGGGACCGACGTCACCCTGGCTGGGCAGAACGCCGCCAACCAGCAGGGGGCGTCGCAGACCAACGTTGCGGCGCAGAACGCGACCAACCAGTTCAACGCCGCCAACCAGCAAGGCGCGAGCGCCACGAACGCGCAGCTCGGGCAGCAGGCCGCGATCCAGAACCAGCAGGTTCAGCAGGCCGCCGCATCGCAGAACGCGCAGCAGGCGCAGGCCGCGTCGGCCTTCAATGCCGGGAATCAGCAGTCGGCCGACGTTCTACTCTCGCAGCAGATTCAGGCCGCAAATGCCCAGAACGCCGCGCAGGCGCAGGCGGCGGCGGTCCAGAACCAGCAGATCCAGCAGCAGACGGCCGCGACGAACGTCGCCAACCAGCAATCGGCCCTTTCGCAGACCTCCGCCCAGCAGCAGGCCGCCTCGCTCGCGAACGCCGCGAACGAACAGGCCGCGAACCAGTTCGGCGCGGCGGCGCAGAACAACGCCAGCGCCCAGAACGCGGCGGCGCAAAACGCATCGGCGCAGCAGGCCGCCGGCTTCGGCCAGGCCGCCAACTCGCAGAACGCCCAGCAGGCGCAGGCCGCAAGCGCCGCCAATGCCGCCAACGCGCAGGCCGTCAACCTCGCGAACGCCGCCAATCAACAGGCCGCGCTGTCCCAGACCTCCCAGCAGGCGCAGCAGACCGCGCTTGCGAACGCAGCGAACCAGCAGCAGGCCGGCCTGACGAACGTCAACAACGCGCAAGGGGTCAACCTCGCGAACGCGGCCAACCAGCAGCAGGCGCTCAGCCAGACTTCGGCGCAGGCGCAAGCCGCCGCGGCTCAGAACTCGGCGCAGCAGCAAGCCGCCGCCGCGCTCACCGCGCAGAACCAGCAGGCCGCGAACGCCCAGAACGCGACGTTGCAGCAGCAGACCGCGCTCGCAAATGCAGCCAACCAGCAGGCCGCGAACGCCAACAATCAGACCAGCGCGCTCACGACCACCGGCCAGGACATCAACAAGCAGCAGGTGGTCGGCAACCAGACGTTGCAGGCGAATCAGAACGACGTCAGCGCGCAGGTCGGGGCGATCCAGGCGCAGAACCAGAAGACGCAGCAGACCATGAACCTGCTGTCCACCGGCCTGGGCGTCGCCTCGATGCTCAGCGATCGGCGCGCGAAGAAGGACGTGTCCACCGTCTCGGACGACGATATGAACGCCTTTTACCAGGCGATCCAGCCGCAGTCCTGGAAGTACAAGGGCACCAGCCAGCCGCGCGTCGGTCCGATGGCTCAGGACGTCGAGAAGTCGCGCGTGGGCAGGACGATGGTCCGCGAGACGCCCGCCGGCAAGGCGATCGACATCCCCAGCGCGACGTCGGCGTTGCTCGCCGCGATCGCTGACCTCGGCAAGCGCGTCGACAAGATGGAGCAACGCCGATGATCGGTGACGAAGAAGAGGACGAGGACAAGAAGCCGCCCGTTTACGAGGGGCCCGAGCCCGAGACGATCGTCGACCGCGTGAACGCGCAGCCTCTGCCGGCCGGCGCCAGCAACGGCCGGATGCCAGACGTGTGGCCGCCAGAAGTTCCGTCCGAAGCGCCCGGCATGGTTCCACGTGCAACGCCAAGCGCGCCGCAACAGCCGCAAGCGCCCGCGGCGGCCCCGCCCGTCAACGTGTCTCAACAGACCGCACAGGGATACGCTGACCAGCAGCAACTCGGCGCCGACGACGTAGCCGCCCAGCATAAGTTGGGCGACGTGAAGGCGGCGGCGGGCAACGCGACTGCCGACGCCATGGACGCCGACGCCCAGCGCCGGCAGGACGCCGCTGACGAGCAGGCGCAGATCACGCAGGCCGCGAACCAGAAGACGCAGCAGTGGGCGGATCGCGCGCAGGGCGAAAACGAAAAGTTCATGAAGATGGATCTTCATGACTATTGGGCCGACAAGTCGACTGGGTCCAAGGTGCTCGGCGGGTTGGCGATGATCCTCGGCGCGGTCGGGCGCACCGACAACAGCGGCAACGCCGGCCTGAACATGATCAATCAGGCGATCGAGCGCGATTTCCGCATGCAGCAGGCGCGGATCGAAAAGCAGAAGGCGAACGTTGGCGCCGCAAATGAGCAGTACAAGGCGGGCCTCACCGAGAAGGAACAGGCGCTCAGCGACGCCAAGCTGAAGGAAGCCGCCGCGACCGATGCTGCTGCCGCCAAGCTTGCGGCGCTTCGGGTGCGCCAGGGCGTTCCCGTCGAGCAGGCGCAGAACGATGCCGACGTGGTCGCGCTCAAGCAGAAGGCGAACCAGCTTCGCCTCGGGACGCTCAAGGACGTCCACTCGATGAATCTCGAGGATGCGAAGCTGGAGATCGAAAAGCAGAAGGAGGCCGACGAGCGGCTGAAGGCCGAGGCGTACGCGCGCAAGATGGGGCGTGTGGGGACCGGCGGCGCAGCCGCGAAAGGCGTTCCTGAGCTCGTGAAGATGAAGGAGGACGGCGCGCCCGACAGTGAGATCGCCGCGCGGGCTGCCCAACTCGGCATGAAGCCGAAGGATTATCTCCCGTCGCTTGCGAACGTGCGCGCATCCGAGAAGGCCGCGAACGGCGGCGCGGGCGGGAGCATGGGCAGCGTTCGGCAGAACGCAGTGCTCGGGAACCTCGCCGAGGCCGAGAAGGCCGCCAAGGACATCACGCCAGGCGTCGTCTCGATGGACACGATCAATAAGCTCCAGAGCAACGAGGAGCAGGCCAAGGGCGCGGAGCACTCGGCGACCAGTGGCGTACTCGGCAACCTGGGTGCGCGCTTCTCGCGCGGCATCGGCTTGACGGCGCGCGGGCGCTACGACGGGATCCCCGAAGATCAGCAAAAGAAGGTGACGGCCGCCGAGCAGGTGATCACACACCTGACCGAGATGCAGCAGGGCAAGAACATCGAGACGCTCGAGCAGTACCGCGATCGGTACAGCCCCTACATCCCTGGCCTGTCCGAGGCCGAAGTGCGGCGCCGCGAGAAGGCGCTACCAGGTCTTGTCGCCGAGCAGCGCGCGATCCAGGATCCCAAGGGCATCGGCAAACAGCGTACGGCCGGTCTCGAGGGGGGCGGCGGCGCAACGGCGGTGCCCGGCGGCAAGGCTGCCGCGGCTCAGCGCGTCCTGAACGATCCGAAGGCGCCGACGCTGGCGCGCGCGCGCGCGAAGCAGTACCTCGACAGCATCGCGAACAACGGCGGCTCGGCCGTCGACGACATCGGGCACTGATGGGCGCGAGCGCAGAAGATATCGCGCTCTTCGGCGAGGAGCCGCCGGTGCCGAAGAAGCACGCCGCGACCCCAACCGGTGGTGCATCCGCCGAAGATCTGGCCCTTTTTGCTGACGAGCCGCCGGTGCCGACGCTCCCGCGCCAGACCGGGAAACGGTTCATCGAGCCGGCCGATGACGACCTCGGGACCGCATCGACGGCGCCCCTGAACCAGGGCCCCGACGCCGCGACCATGGCGCGCGCGCGCGCGGCACTACAGACGCCGACGCAGCAGCTCGGGCAAAGCTTCGTCGACCTGGGCCGGCAGGCCGTGGGCGCGAACGACTTCGCCGCGCGCGCGCTGGTTCACCCCGTCAACACGTTCGGCGGCGGCAAGGCCCCGGCGGTTGGGCGCGAATTCATGCGCGGGGTCAACGCGAACATCCCGTTCGCGAACGCCGGCGTCGAGGCGCTGGGCGGACCGGCGGCGGAGTCGGAGGAAGATGCGAAGCTCGCGCCCGGCGCGCAGGCGGCCGGATCGGTAGCGGGTCTGCCCGTCGGGAACATGGTCGGCGGCATCGCGGCCAAGGGGATCGAAGCGGCGGCGCCGCTCGTCAGGCGCGCCGCGACGTCGGTCATTGACTCGGCCACGCGCGCGCGGGCTGACCGCATCATCGAAGGCGCCCAGGAACTGGGCAACAAGACGGTCGGCACGAAGATCGAAATCGGCAAGGAGGCGTTGCGCGACGTCCTGCACAACGATCCGCAGCTGGCGGCCACGCTCGACGCGTCCATCAAAAACCCCAAGGCGCTCCAGGCTCATCTGGCGACGGACCTCGATTCGACCGGGTCGAAGATCGGCGACGCCTACCGAAGCGCCGATTCGGTAGCCCTTGGCGCGCCCGTCTCCGACGTCAGGCGGTCGCTGCGGATCGCCGCCGCCCGGTTCAATAACCCGGCCGACAAGGCTCTCAAGAAGCTGATCAACGACCAGGCCGATGGCTTCGTCGAGCAGTTCGGGGAAAAGGGGCGGGTACCGCTGACCAAGCTCTGGGAGACGCGCAAGGCGCTGCAGGATCGCGGGTTCTCCGGCAGCGTTATTAACCCGTCGCTGACCAAGCAAGCGCAGCGGGACGCGGCGACGGCGGTGCAGCGCGTGATCGACAAGCGGATCGACGAGATCGGATCGCTGGCCGAGGGCGTGCGCAATACGAAGGCCGTGCAGAACTCGACCCCGTTTCAGGACTACGCCCACAGCACGAAGGCGCTGGAGTCTCTGCCCGAGCTCAACAAGAGGTATTCGGCGTTGACGAAGCTGCACGATGCCGCCGAGCAGGCGGCGGTGGCGCCGCCGCCGCGCGATCATGGTTTGCTGGGCGAGCTCCTGCACCATGGAAAGGCGAAGGGGACGGGCGCCCTGGTCGGGTCGATGATCGGCCATCACGTGGCGGGATTCCCCGGCGCGGCGGTCGGCGGACTCATCGGCGGCAAGGTCGGGACGATCGCCAGCCAGATTCCAGCGGCCGCAAACCGCGCGCTGGCGCAGATCGCCCAGGTCGTGCGCGCTGGCCAGCTGCCGCCCCCGGCGCTGGTGCAGCAGGCCATCGCGGCGGGGGTCAGTGCGTCGACGATCGAGAATCTGACGCGCCGGGTTCAGGTCGCCGAGCCGGCGGCGGCGTTCTAAGCCTTCGAGCCGTCGGCGATCGCCTGCGTCGGGGTCTGCAGGGTCGACGCGGCCTTGCTGGTGCTCTGTGCCGGGTTCGGGCCCTGCTGCGGCGCCTTGGCGCTGGTGGCGAAGTTCTTCTGGATGTCGGCGGCCAGCGCCTTGTTCCAGGTCGTCGTGCCGTAGAGGACCTGCACCTGGCGATCGCGCGCGTAGGGGAGGCGCCAGCTGCGCTTCCGCGTCAGCTCGTCGGCCATCCCGGTGGCCATTTGGAACTTGTACTGCGCGTAGATCGTCGGGTAGAGCGCCTGCAGATGGCGGATCTGGTCGGCCACGAGGCAGCCGCGGCCCATGTCCCGGATGATGACCATCGGATCGTCCGCGACGTCGAAGGCCCGTCGAAACCGGGCGATCTCCGTGTCGCTCGGGTCGAAGTTCGTCGTGGTGGCCATCGTCTCTTCGGTGCGGATCGGCAGCAGCCCCTGGAGGTAGGAGAAGACCCGTTTCGCGACGATCAGGTAGTCGGCGGCGATGTCGCCGTCCTCAGGCCGGAACGTTGCGGCGATGTCGACCAGGTGCTGGGGATCCTGGGATTCTGAGAGGGCGTCGAGCGCCCAGTTGTAGTCGAACGGATCGACCTTGCTCGACCGCTGAAACGGCCCGTCTTCCTCGAGCCAGCGCCGCACCGCCCGGCGGATGTCCCGGGGCAGCATCTCGGCGGCGTCTTTGTCGCGCACGGTGATCCGCTTGGGATCGCGCTCCAGGACGCCCCGCACGCCCGTCACGGCCATCAAGTTCTCGCCGGTGATCGGCGGGGGGACGTAGTCCGGGCCGCCCGTCTCGGTGTCCGGCGCGGCCTCTGGGTCCATCACCAAAGCGCCCGCGCACCCGGGTGGGTACAGGGGCGCTTTAGTGAATGTTCATCCCCGACCGGCAGATCGTTGGGAGCGGCACGTTTCGGACCCTATTCGGGGCGACCGCCAGCGCGGCCAATGGGGACATGTCGGTCGCGATCACGTCCGACCCGTTCGAGCTCCGGCAGTCCCCCGCAGCGAGCCTCGAAGTCGTTTGGGGCATCGGCGGCGGCGCGCCGACCGGCACGTTTGTCATCGAGGCGTGCGGCGGGTCGTGGAACCCCGACCGGTTCGCGACGACCAACTGGATCGACGTCACGGCCTTGATGCGGCCGGCGCCGACGAACCCGGCGGGCGCGGTCGGTAGGTATCTCACGGACGTCCCGATCGTCTCTGGCTGGCGCGCGATCCGGCTGCGCTACACGCCGAGCGGCGGCGGCGCCGCCAACCAGCTCTCGGTCTGGGCGACCGGAAAGGGCGGAACGTAGATGTCCGATTACACCGGGCGGTGGCTCAGCCTCCGCAAGCAGCCTCTGCCGCTCATGGTCGGCCAATCGTGGGAGACCCGCGTTTCGGTTGGTCCGGACGGTCAGCCGCAGGTCTCGGTCCTTGGCGGACCGTACGCCGCCCTCGGCGGCGGATCGTCTCCGTTCTCGACGCCGCAGGCGTTCATCACCGCCAAAGTCCCATCGCTGGTCGTGCCGGTCTTCGTCGACGAGATGAACGCGATCACGCCGAACTGGACGTTCGCGCAGTCGGGCAGCAACTTCTTCGTCGGCCAGAACCTCCCCGGTGGCGTCTGCCAGATCGGCTCGGGCGCAACGCCGACGCTCGCCACCGCCCGCAACACCGGCGCTGTGGCGGGCGCCAACGGCGGCGACTTCATCGGCAACGCCAAGACGGACGTCTACGCGCTCTACACGCGGATCAAGCCAGGCACCAATCCTGGCAGCAGCGACGTTCGCATGTGCAACCTCGCCGACGAAAGCAATTACAACCTCGGCATCGGCATGATCGGCGGCTCGCCCAACTGGCAGCTGCGCGTCGGCGCCGGCAACACTGACCTCGGCGTGGCCGCGACGGCGGCGTGGCACGACCTGCTCATCATCAGCGACGGGACGAACCTGTTCAGCTACGTCGATTACACGCTGCTGAACACGCTTCTGCTCAGCAGCCTCAGCGGGTCGTTCGCGCACAGCGGGCACATCAACCTGCTCTGCGGAACAAGCAACTGCAGTTTCTTCGTCGACAGAGTCTTGGCGGTCACCGCGGCGGCGAGCTGATCCGTGGGGCTGCCGTACCCGAGGGGCAACAAGTCTCACTTCCTCGGCGATTCGCGAACTGTGGACGGCTGGTGGTACGCCAATGGCGCGCTGCTCGATCAACTTCACGCCGCCTGGATCGCGCTGGACAGCACGCCCGCGACGGCACCGGCGCCGCCGCGCCTCGATCTGATTGGTCGGGGCCGGGCACCCGGCGCGCAGGGCATCCGCGTCACGCAATCGGGCGTCTCTGGCAACGTCGTGGCCGACATCCTGGCCGACATCCCGGGCCGCTTCACGACGTTCGCGCCAGAATATTGCTTCCTGTGGGTCGGGATCAACGATGTGATCCTGGCAACCAATCCAGCGACGTTCTCGACGCAATATGCGTCGCTGCTCGACGGGATGCATGCCGCCGTCCCCGGCTGCCAGATCATCTGCATGAGCGACCCGTTCTACGGCGAGCAGTGGAACAACACGAACCCGTTGACCTGGTTCCTGACGTCAACGACCGGCCCCAATTTCGGGTACAACTCGCTCACCGCGCCCATCGTCGCGGCTCGCTCGTCGTTCTGCACGTACGTCGAGCTGTCGGGCCCGTCGCTGATCTACGAGTCGACGCACAACCCGCCCGCCGGCGCTGGCGGCGCTGACGGCGGCATCCTGAGCCGCGTGGGCGACATCCACGGGCTCCACCCGAACGCGACGGTGGGGCAGCAGTTCCTGTCGAGCGTTGTGCTGGGCGCTTTGACGCTGAGTTGAGCGCGATGATGGATGACGTTCCAAATCTTCGCGGCGGGATCCCTGGATGGATCCTAGCCGTCGTCGGGATGTTGGGCGGCATCATCGCCGCCGGCATCCCGGTGATCGTCACCATCGCCCGCATGCCAGACGGCCCGGCGTGGAACCAGATGCGCGACGACATGGCGAGCGTCAAAGAGAAGCTCGCGGCCCAGGCGGCGATCAAAGCGGCCGAGGCCGACGCGAAATCCGCCGAATCGAAGGCGGTCGAAGAACACAACAAGCTCGTCGACTACAAGCTCGACCAGCTACTCAGCAAACGCAAATGAGGGAGAACCCATGCCCTCCAACCTTGGAGAAAAAGACGATGACCCCACTCGCCCTGATACGCCCACAGCTCTACGCGCTCGATCGGGAGAACAGCTTGTCAGCTGCGCGCAAAGCATCGCGCACGCTATCGGGCTGCTTGACCTCCTTGAGGAGTCTGAACGTGAGTATTTCTGCGGCCGTCTTGCGGAAGATATCGAGGAATTCGCCGCCGGCGCGCGCGATCTAGCCAACGCCGTTCGGTTCGCTGGGACAGAAGTAACTCCGACGAAAGGACCATGATGAAATCTCGACTCGCCCATCTCGCTCTCGTCGTTCTCGGCGGCGCAACGGTCGTCGCGTCCGTGCTGTCCGCGATCCCAAGGTACGCGGCGATCGGCGGCGCGTTGGCGCTGCTGATCGCTGACGCCCGCAAAGCCTTCGCCAAGCTCGACACCAACGGCGCCGTCAATCTGCTGTTCGCCGTCTTCGTGAGCGTCGTCGGGGCCCATGCGATCGGCTGCGCGCACCTGGCCGCCGTCGAGGCGAAGTGCAACGTGACGACGCAGGATCTCTTCGACGTTGGCTTGGCCGCCGTCGGCGAAGACTATGAGGCGGCGCTATCGCCGGGGGCGATCAACAAGGAGTTCTGCGTGATCAAGGCGTCCGCCAGCGAGCTGCTGGCGCTGCGTCGGCCCCCATCCCCGCCGCCCGCCGAGGCGCTGATGATGAACCATCTTCAGGCGTGGTCGGTGGCGCACCCGTGACGCGTTCTTGTCGCTCGCATGGGCCTCGATACTGGTTCCTGATCGGTGACGTCCAGGGCTCACGGTCCTACCCGATGCGGATGCCTTGGTGGCACCCGTGATCGGCCCCGTTCCAGGCCTCGCCGAGCTCACGATCGCCAACGCGCGCCGGTACGCGATCGGCAAGTCGCTGGAGACCGACGGCCCCAACGATGGGCCGATGATCCGCGAGTGGCTTGCCGAGCGCGGGATCATGCAGCCGGCCCTGTGGTGCGCGGCGTTCGCGAGCGCGCAGATTCACGACGCCGCGCGCGCGATGGGGATCGTCACGCATCTGCGCTACAGCGCCGGCGCACTGCGGTTGCTCGAGCTGAATCACGACCTGGTCATTGCCGAGCCAGAGATGGGCGGGCTGGTCGTTTGGGACCATGGCGGCGGCAAGGGGCACGTCGGAATCATCACCGGTGTGACGCGCGTCGGCGCCGAGTTGGCTTCGATCGAGGTCATTGCGGGCAACACGAATCTTGAGGGCGCGCGCGAGGGCAACGCGGTCGTTGAGCGCGGGTTCCCGTTCCCGCAGGCCCGCAAACTCGCGGGCTATCTGCGCGTCGCCTGAACTTTCCGCTTGACGCCCGCGTTTCGTCCGTTCACCTTGGGTTGGCAATGACGAGCTCGCGGACATGGTCGATGGCGCAGCAGGGGCATACCGCCTCCGCGGCGTTGCCGCGCGTCCGCAAGGATCAGAACGCCACGCTCCCGTCAGCCCTGATCTCGTATTCCCAAGAGTTCAGGGCCAAAGGGGAAGGGCGGCCGGTCGTGTAAGTCGAGGCAACAATCTCGAGAACGCGATCAGGGCTGCCCACCGGGGCGGCCTTTTTTCGTTTGGGCGACGCGCCTCATGGTCGGGGCAACTGCCTGTAAAGCAGCCGGGGAGATCCCCTACCAGGTTCGATTCCTGGGCCGCCCACTTCAGCCTCGGTAGTGAAGCGGCAATCACCCGCGCCTTTTAAGCGCTGAATCGTCGGTTCGAATCCGACTCGAGGCACAGCAGGTTGACAGAAAGGAGAACCTTCCCTAACGGCAGAGACAACGGGCTGCACCCCTAGATGGCGAGGGACCTGACTCTTAATCAGGACAGCGGCGTTCAAGTCGCCGGCGGCTCACAAATGGAAACGATCGAGGGTAGCTAACGGCAGGCAGACCGCCTTTGAAGCGGTTGGTGAAGGTTCGACCCCTTCCCCTCGAACAAACGCCGGTAGCACCGGCGATTCTCTGACAACTAAATAGTTGACGTGAAGGTGGCGGGGCGACCAACCCCGCCGACAATGCCCCGCAAGCTCTCGAGGTGACGAGCGCTGCGCTGAAAACGCGGAGGGCGCGGTTCGATTCCGCGGCGGGGCACCTGGTTTGATGCTGGTCTCAAGAGCGCATCGACGCAAGGCGGACGCAACCCAAGTCCGCGCCGCAGTTTCCCCGAGCTTCGTCCAATGGGAGGGCCCCGGTCCTACAAACCGGAGACGCGGGTTCGATTCCCCCAGCTCGGACAGCACGGAGGCGTAGCACAATGGCAGTGCAGGCGGCCGATTACCGCCCGACGAGAGGTTCGAATCCTCCCGCCTCTACTCCCGCATCAGCTAGCGGCAGGCTCCCTGGTTCTGACCCAGGCAACGGTGGTTCGAATCCATCTGCGGGAACTGTGGCCGTGGTGTAGTGGCTCTGCATTCGACGCTGTGAACGTCGAGGTCCCGGATCGAAACCGGGCGGTCACCCTGGAAGCATCTGCGCGTAGCCTAGTGGAAAGGCGCCTCGCTTGGGACGAGGAGATCGGGTGTTCGATTCACCCCGCGCAGACTCGCCATGCCGAGAGGAACACGGAAGCGCGGCGCACCTGCCTCTCGGTGCAACCTTCGGGTTGCGGCACTCACCCTGACGTCCGGTCGGGGAAATCCGCGTCCGGAACGACTGACCCCCGTAACGGGGTCCACGGGCTGCGCGCCGGGGCGCATCGGATCCTTGCAAGATCTGAGTGCCGAGTTCAACTCTCGGGCGGTCCACGATTGCACTGTGCTTCGGCAAGCAGACGGGCCTCCAAAACCTGTCAACGGGGATCGACACCTCGACGGTGCGCAACGGAGAGTTCCGGCGCGCGGGCGCCAACCGGTTTCGAACACCGGGGGCAACCTTCGGGTTGGGGGTTCGACTCCTCAGCTCTCCTCAACACGCGTTCGCTTCCGGTGAGGCAGCCGGGCTTTCAATCCGGCGAGGCGGGATCAACACCCGCACGCGTGACCATCACCTGTTCGTCTAGTCCGGCTTAGGATCTCTGGTTCTCATCCAGGAGACGCGGGTTCAAATCCCGCACAGGTGACCATGCCCCCGGCGATTGGAAGGCGGCCCGCGCTACGAACGCAGGCTCTGGAGGTTCGAATCCTCTCGGGGGTACGACGCCAGCGGCGCCGGCGCGCGGCGGCCTTTCATACGGGCTGCTTGGGCGGATCAACACCGCCCGCTGGTACGGAGAGGTGATCGAGTGGTAACGATGCCGGTTTGCTAAACCGAGGCCGACGACAGTCGCGCGGGTTCGATCCCCGCCCTCTCCTCTCACGGACGATTCGCCAAGTGGCAAGGCACGGAGCTGCAACCTCCGCAATCCGCGGTTCGATTCCGCGATCGTCCTCCACGCGACCAAGGTGTTTGTGGCTGCACATCGGTCTGCCAGTCCGAGAGAGCGGGTTCAACTCCCGCTGGTCGCTCAATGCACGGTTGTCTTAGTGGCTGAGATCCTGTCTTCCAAGCAGGCAACGCGGGTTCGATTCCCGCACCGTGCTCTGAAAAAGAAGGCCGGTCGCGTAGTGCTGGTTCCTCCGTCGAGGTACTCCCCCTCGACGTTCTGGCGCGCGCGCCGGCCGAGTTCGTGCTTCTGAAGCGTTGCTGGCGACGCATCCGGCCCGTACCCGGAAGAACCGAGTTCGATTCTCGGCGGAAGCTCTGCGGGGTGGAGAAACAGAGGGCGGCCTCGAGCCGTCCAAATCTCGCCAGGCTCATAACCTGGAGAAAGCCGGTGCGACTCCGGCCCCCGTTACGCCGATCGTCTCTGGGCAGCTCGAGGGGATTTGTACCTCACTCGGCGCAGTTCGATTCTGCGGATCGGCTCCGTTAACTTGGCTCTGGACAACCGGCATCGCGTTCCCTAACGGGTCGAATTATGCGGAACGGCCCCTACGAATTGGTGATCGCGCCGGCCGAGTACCCGGGCAAGAAATACCGCGGGCGGTACTGCTATGAACATCATCTCGTGTGGTGGCAGCACACCGGAACGGTGCCGAGGCCCGGCGAGTTGATCCACCACAAGAACGAGAACAAACGCGACAATCGGTTCGACAATTTCGAATTGAAGACGGTGGCGGAACATACCCGCGATCACTCACTGGAGCGCGCTCCGCCATCGGTCGTGACGATTTGCCCAACGTGCGAAACAGAATTCAAGCTTCGGCCGAACAGGGCGCGCTGGAGGCTCAAGCACTCAAAGCGAGGGTTTCTTTTTTGCTCGGTATCCTGTTCCGCCCAACATCAGTTTTTTCGGGATAGTGTCAAAGCAGCACGCCGGCCTGTTACGCCGAGAAGTGAAGGTGCGAGTCCTTCTCCCGGAGCTTGATTTCCGCGCCCGCGCCGATCGGACGGCAGCCGCACTTCTAAGGCGGCCTTTGAGAGTTCGAATCTCTCCGGGCGTACGCCGTCGCCGATGGATCGGATCCCCGGCTCCGAACCGAGGACCTGCGGGTTCGACTCCCGCCGGCGGTACTTCTGCTGCGTGACGCGCCTGGGGCGCGGCTCGGTTGTCTCCCGAGTGAGACGGGTTCGATCCCCGTACGCAGCGCCATCTCGGCGTAGCACGCTGGTGCGTGCGGCTGCTTTATAAGCGGACGAACCTGGTTCGATTCCAGGCGCCGAGACGCACGCGCGTGTGGAGGAACGGTCTACTCAACGGTCTTAGAAACCGTGTGGCGAAAGCCCAATGCTGGTTCGAATCCAGTCACGCGTACCATCGGGCCCGTAGCTCAACGGCAGAGGCAGGCCGCTCAAACCGGCCGTGTTCCCCGTTCGAATCGGGGCGGGCCCACCAACCAAAGGAGATCCGATGTCCGCCGCCGTGCTGTTCCTGGATGTCGACTACCGCCCCCTTCGCGTCGAAAGCTGGCAGCGCGCGATCTCGGACCTCTTCCTCGGGAAGGTCGAGGTGGTCGAGCACAGCCGCGACCGGACGATCCAAACGGTGTCGCGCGCGGTGCCGATGCCGTCGGTTGTGCGCGTCGTGCGGCGCTTCCGCCGCGACCGGATTCGGATCAAGTTCTCGCGGCTTAACATCTACGCGCGCGACGGCTTCGCCTGCCAGTACTGCGGCGCGCGCAAGCCGACCGAAGACCTGACCTTCGATCATGTGATCCCGCGCAGCCGCGGGGGTCGTACGTGCTGGGAGAACATCGTCACGTGCTGCGTCGACTGCAACAGCGACAAGGCCGACCGCACGCCGGCCGAAGCCGGGCTCGAGCTGCGCGCGCGCCCAAAGAAGCCGCACTACCTGCCGACGGTGACCGTGCGCATGGGGTCGGGACCGATGCCGGCGGAGTGGCTGCCGTACTGGTCGACGGCGCTGGAGACATGACGCCCCGGTCCGGATGGATCGGACCGCTTCTCCTAAAAGCGGCGCGCGGGTTCGAATCCCGCCCGGGGCACCACGCTGACGAAGTTCAAGAGGAAGAACGCCGCTTCGGTAAAGCGGAGGCTGCCGGTTCGATGCCGGCCGTCAGCTCCACTGTCCCCGGGCCAAACCAACGAAAGGCAACGATCACGATGACCATCAAACGAATCCTTCTCGCGCTCGCGCTTCTGCTCCTGCCAGTCACCTCGTCGGCGACAGGCACGACTCTCTATGCATCTTCGGATCACGCTGTCTATTTGCCCGCCGGACAGCAGATCATCAGCTTCGTGCAAGCGAACGTTTTGCCTCCTCCGCCGAAGAACCCGGGCACGATCTCGAAGGTCATCCAGCAATTCCAGGTTCATCAGAACGCGAACGTTGGGGAGGCCATGTACTTCTCGTTCAACTCCGAGAGCGTCCTCATCCCGGGCTCGTTCCCGCCTCGATGGGTCTGGGGTTACAACGTCGAAGCCGTCGGGCAGAACATGGGGGTCAACTGGGATCCGATCACTTCGCTCAAAGCGTACCCCGGCGATCGGATCACTTGGGCGTGGTTCGGCCCCGGCACAGCCAATGCGATTGCGCACGGGGCGGAGTACATCGAGATCTACGACGACAACGGCAGCGGCGTGTATCCCTACGGCACGCGCGACCTCAGGGTGGACTACAGCGGTCCGTACGTGGACGCCTTCGAGAAGCCCTACATCGAGATGCTCGCCGACTCGACGTGGCAGCCTCTGATTCCAGCCAACCGGCACAATTGCTGGGGCGACTTGCCGAGGGCGACCCAGGCCAACAACTTGAGCGTGCAGTCGTACACCGACTATTACGTGACCGTCGATGGGGTCACGCACTACGTGCAGTTTGTGCCGTCGAGCTACCAGAACCCCGCCTTCGTCAATTACGCGGGCGTGTCCATCCCGGGCTGCAACCTCACCGTGACCCCGCAGGCGACCGGGTCGCAGATCTCATTCTACGGCGGTCAGTAAGCGCGTCGGGCTATGGCCCGGCGTCGAGCTGCTCGGGATGGAATGACCACGACTGGCCAGTCGATGTCCTGCGCAGCAGCAACCCGCCATCGGTCCCGAACGTGACGAAGTAGGAACGGTCGCCGTTCTTCGCGTCGTGCGTGGTCAGCGTCGGGCGCGAAAAGTCCCAGGTCCCGCTCGACAGAAACGAGATCGAATCGATCGAAAGCGCGGCCGAGCTCATCGCGGTATAGGTCCCGTCGGCCTCGATCCAAAGCGTTTGCGGCTCGTCGCCGGCGGGCGCATCGAGGAGCCAGTGCCCGACCACCGGCGGCGCTGGCTGCTCTGGCGGCACCGGTGGCGCGACCGAGTCATTCAGCGAACCGATGCAGCCCGAGAGGGCGAGCACGGCGACCAGGACGGCAAGAGCGCGGACGGGCATGGGGTCGGAGCTTCGCACAGGTCACGGGCCCGTTCTATACATTACCGGCGCGAGCTTCGCGCCGCAGCCAGGGCACGTATATTTCCCGTCGCCGTGTCCGATGAGGCCCGTGTCTCCGCACGGGCACGGCGCCCACGAAAGCGCGATGAACGACCTGGTCGAGCGTCCGGTCAACTCGCCATCGAACTCCCGGCACTCCGTGCACGTGAAGCACATCGAGACGCCGCCGCCGCGCTTCTGATGCTCTAGGCACTCGCACGGCACCGGATGCTCTGCTTTCGTGCGCGGGCAGGCTCGGCACCGCTCGGACCCTTCGTCCGGTCCTGCGTGCGTCCCGCGCGGGTAGTCAGGGCTGGTCGGGCTCACAGCATCTTTCCGATCTTCTTGATCGCCCAGACAGGCCAGATGCAGATGAACAGAACCCAGCCCTGGACGCACAGGGCGACGAGGTGTCTGTCGATGAAATCGGCAAGCGTCACGGCGTCTCCCCGTCGATGCGGGCGAGCAAGGCATCCGCCATACCGCGCAGGTCAATTCGCGCGTTGCCGTTGGCCTCTTCGCACACGCAATCGCAGGCCATCCTGCGCAGCAGTTCAAACATCTCGGGCGCGGCGGCAATGAGGCGGGCATTCGCGAGCACGATAGCGTTCTGCCTGGCCCGAACGAATCGGTCGTGAGGGCGCGTATCCCATTCGTGCGCGGCAGCGATGCTGCGCCCGTCCACATCACACACGCTGCGACCGTTTGACTGCCACGGCCCGGCGCTGTGCGCGCTCATTCCTCGGCCTCCGCCTTCGCCGCCTTCACGATCACCTTGCGCATCCAGTGAGTGACCGGGTCGCCGGCCTTTGCCGCAGCGCGCTTGACCAGCGCCTCGTCGGCGCCAGTGAACCAGACCGTGATGCCGTTCTCCTTCCGCTCGGATTCGGGCTTGCGTCGCTTCTTTAGGGGCTTGGCCATGCGGCCCAGTATAGGGCCAAAGGGAAAATCTACTAGCACCGAAAAGAATCTGTTGACGCCAGGTTCAAATAGATTAGATTAGAACCATGTCCAAGGTGAAAACAGACCGACAGGGATTCGTCGCCGGCATCCTCTGCGACTGCGGCGGCCGGCTCGGGCTCCACGGCGCGACGCGGAACTACATCTGCATCCGCTGCTGCGCGGTCACGACGGCCGCGAAGCTGTTCCTCAAGCTCAACACGCCGGTGGTGCACTGATGTCGCTCTCCGGTGACGAGTGCGACGGCTGGGCGCCCGCCTGCCCGGACTGCCGCGACCCCCTCGACGAGGATGGGTCGTGCTTCTACTGCGGGACGGTCGCCTGCCACGGCTGCGGCGAGGTGATCAAGCACGCCGACGCGGTGGTGATCGAGGACGGCGGCCAGAAGATCCCGCTCTGCCCGACCTGCGGCGCGCCCGAGGACGAGACCGTCCAGGAGACGACGCTCACGGACGCGCAGATGCTCGCCCTGCTGGAGGTGTCGTGATGGCCGGCATCGTCACGTCCCAGTTCGCCAGCCCCTCGCCGATTACCCTGCTGCGCGGCGCGCTCTCCTGGGCGCGCGTCGAAGGCATCCCCGTCGGCGCCGTCGACGCGCCCGGCGTCATCTGCGTCAGCCGCGAGTCGCGCGTGCCGTGGCGCAAGGATCCGAGCGTCGACGAAGTGAGCCCCGTCGGCGCGCTCGTGCTGCTCTGCCAGCCGCGGACGCCGCACATCTGGGCCGCGTGCGCCGAGGTACTGGGCGGCTCGATGCCGCTCTCCGAGGGGGTGCAGGACGGCATCGCGAAGACCGCCAGCCGCCCGGAGCGGTTCGGCAACGCCTTCCGCCGCTACCTCGAAGGGTACGAGGTCGGGACGCGCATCCGGATGGACCTGCTCACCGCCATCTGCCAGGCGCACGCCGTGCGGCACCCGAGGAACGAGAAGTGCCCCGGCTGCGAAGAAGAAGAGATCGAAGCGGCCGAGCGCGGGGAATAACCCCGTCGGACAACAGCCGTTCATCAACAATCATCAACAGCCCAAAAACGCACGTTTTCACGCTTCGGCGTATTGGATAACGGACATGACGCAACTGACGACACTGGCGGTTTTACCGTGAGATTCGGATGGCGCGACGTGCCGGCGCTGATCCGGCAGGCGTTCTGCGAGACGCTGCTCTGGTGGCTGGCCCTCGCCGCGATCGTGGCCTACGGATGGTGCGGGCTGTGAGGTTCACGGGCGCGCTCTTCCTCTGGGCCACGCTGGGGGCGCTCGCGGGCTACGGCGTCGCGATGACGATCGTCCGCTGCTTGGGGTGGGTGGGCTGATGGGCCGCCCGAACCCGCAGATCGTGGCTCGCCTCCGTCGGACCGGGTTCATCCCGATCGGCGTCGCCGCCAAAGCGTTCGGCCAGCCGCGCACGACGATCGCCGGCTGGATCAAGACGAAGCGCGTCCGCGGCGTGCGCGTCGGTTACTTCGTGTTCGTGAACCGGGCGTCGATGCGCGCCGCGATGCAGCCGAGGGAAGCATGACCGCCGCCCTGCTCGAAGACCTGGTCGCCGACATCACCGACGGGATTCTGGTCCTGCGCGAGCGCGACGGCGTCGCCATGACCACCGGCCAGGCGATGGAGCGCGCGCGGAACATCGTCGCGGGCCTGATGGGCAACTACGAGATCCAGGCGGTCGTCTCGACGCCGAGGAGCCGACTCACTGCGCAGGCCTGGGCGGTCCAGGCGGCGTTGGAACCGAGGGATGAGGACGAAAGGGAGACGACATGAAACTTGGGAACGACACGAAGTTTGCGATCCGTGCGCTGCTGGAGATCACGCCGATGATCGCGGACATGTACCGCAAGGGCCAGATGGTGGTCGCGTTTCGGAACGAGATGCGCGCGGCCGGGACGGATGTCCCGGCAGGGCTTGTGCCCGAGTACGACGCGATCGACAAGTTCGTCGAGACGACGACCGCCAAGGTCCGCTCCGAGGCGGAGAAGTTCGGCTTGCCCGTGCCGAAGGAAGCAGCGGCGCCGGCCGCCAAGATCGCGGTCGACGACTGCGATTGCACGGCCTGCATCGTGCGCCGCCGACTGGAGCACAGCTCGGCTTCGAAGACGGCGCCGCGCGCCTCGCTCGATTCTCTTCTGGACCTGATCTTCGGCGCGGGTTCGGCCGCGACGCGCACGGGAAAGGAGTCTTAGGATCATGGCTGCGGAATCTCCTAAACGAGAGGGGAACGTGAGCGATGCTCCGTCCATCGACGGCGCCGATCTGTTGCGGTCATTGCTCAGCAAACCGTTCAGGCCCGCGCCTGTCGTTCCGTCTCCGGATATCGCTCGATTGATGGAGATGCCGTGCGTGCCGCCGAGGACGTCATCGCCCGTATTTGATCCGTTCGATAGGACTTGGGAGAGGTTCTACTATCAGGACCCGCTTCGGTATCAGCGCCGTGAGCCTACTCGGCCGCCGCGCAAAGAATGCGCGATCTGCCACGGCTCGGATCCTAGCTGCCCGGCTGGAGCGGGTAGATGACTGCCGCGCCTCAGGCCGTGCCGTCCGAGGTGCGTCGGGTCGTCCTGATTGACCTTTCGTCGCTGTTCCACCCGGCATGGCGCGCGAACGAGAACGGACCGCTCAGCGTCGCTTACCAGGCCACCGTCGAAGCTGTGTGGCGCTGCGCGAACACGAGCCAGGGATCGCTCGTGGCGGTCTGCATGGACTCGCGCAAATCGTGGCGCAAGGAGATGGCGCCGACGTACAAGGCGAAGCGCGAGAAGCTCGGGAACGACTTCTACGCGACGCTTGACCGGGTCAAGGAGCGCCTGCGCTACGACGGGTTCCTGATCTGGGGCGCCGATGGATACGAAGCCGACGACGTCATCGCCACGGCATGCGAGACGGCGCTCTCGCTTGGCCACGAGGTTCTGATTTGCTCGGCGGACAAGGACCTGATGCAGCTCCTTCGGCCCGGCGTGACGCAGCTTCGGACGCACGACTGGTCGACGTGGGACGAAGCCGCGATGGTGGCTAAGTTCGGGGTGCGGCCGGCGCAACTCGGCGACTGGCTTGCGCTCGTCGGCGACACCAGCGACGAGATCAAGGGGGCGCCCGACGTTGGCCCGAAGACGGCAACGGACGTGCTGACGAGATTCGGAAACCTGAACGCGCTCTACGTCCAGATCAGCGCCGACCCGCTGAACGTCGGATCCAAGAGCGGCGGCAAGGAGGTCGCGAAGTTCGTGACCAACATCGACCTGGCCGAGGCCGACGTGCGCCTCGCGCGCAAGCTCGTCGAGCTGCGGACGAACGTTCCGTTCGACTTCCGCGAGATCTACGCGACCCGCACGAAGAAACCGCTCGTCAAAGCAGAGGAGAACGACGACATGGAAAGCGACGACATCCCGATCAGCAAGGGGCCTGGGTCGATCCCGTCGCCCGCCGCGCCGGCTCCCGCGGCAACGCCCATCCCCGAGGTGACAGCCGAGCGCGTCGAGGTGAAGGACGAACCGACCCCGGCGCCCGCCCCGACCCAGCTTACGGTCATCCCAGCGCAGCCCGTCGAGTTCGAGCGCGCGCTGGAGCCGCGCGACCCGAGCGGCGCCGTGACGCTAGCAAAACACCTGTTCAACTCGCGCATCTATTCGAAGTTCCCGACGTGGGAGTCGGTCCTGGCGACGATCATCCGCGGCCGGTCGATGGGCATTCCGTCGGCCGCGGCGCTTGACGTCTTCCACATCATCGACGGGAAGCCGTATCCCTACGCCTATCTGATCATCCACCTCGCCGAGCGCGACCCCAACTGCCAGTACTTTTACCCCGTCGAGGCGAGCGCAACCAAGGCCACCTGGGAAACGAAGAACCGCCGGAATCCAGGCTCGACCAGGGTCACGTTCACCATCGAACAGGCTGAGCTCGCCGGCCTTCTGAAGAAGGACGGAACTGGCTGGAGGAAGAACCCAGAGGACATGCTGGTCAAGTCCTCCGGGGCGAAGCTGGCGCGGCGCGTGTATCCGGGCGCGACCCTCGGCCTCATCTCGTTCGAGGAAATGGAAGGTCTCTCGTGAGCTTCACGCAGGGTGCCGGCTTCCGGATCTGCGGCTCGGTCGTCCGCCGCTTCGTGGTCCAGTCGGGCAAGGTCGCGTTCCTGACGCTCGACGTGTTCGCCGACGGCCACGGAAAGAAGATCGACCTCCGCGGCTTCAAGGAGATGGTGGAGGAGATCGGGACGCTGCAGCCCGGTGCCCTCATCGAGGTGACGGGCGCCGTCGAGATGGAGAAGGTGACCGCGAAGGATCGAAGTCCGGTCATGGTCGACGGGCGCGAGAAGTGGGTGCCGTGCCTGACGGTCCGCGCGATCAAGACCGAAGGATCGAGCCGCGCGTCGAACGGCGGCGCGCGCGCGCCCGCCTCGTCCACGCCGCCGGCGAATCCCGAGGGCGATCAGAACGACCCCGCGAACTGGTGACCGCTGCTGAGAGTCGTTCCCGGGGCGCCCCGTCAATGGTGGCGCGGGTGCCCTGGGGCGAGACCTGAAGATTGATCCGAGGACTATTCCATGGGCGAGAACAGCAAAATCGGTTGGACGCACCACACGTTCAACGTCGCGTGGGGCTGCCAAAAGGTCTCGGCGGCGTGCGACCACTGCTATGCCGAGACCTTTTCCAAGCGCGTCGGTCTCACGGTGTGGGGGCCTCCTAAGACGACGGCGCGCCGGATCCTGTCGGACAAGTACTGGAAGGAGCCGATCCTGTGGGATCGCATGGCCCGCGATATCGGAAAGCGTCACCGGGTGTTCTGCTCGTCGATGGCTGATGTGTTCGAGGATCATCCGACGATCGCCGAGCAGCGGGATCGTCTCTGGCCGCTGATCAAGGCGACGCCGAACCTTGACTGGCTGCTGCTGACGAAGCGTCCCCAGAACATCATGGGCGCGGTCCCGAAGAGCTGGCTCTGGGGCTTTCCCACGAACGTCTGGGCGGGAACCACGACCGAGAATCAGGAACTCCTCGACAAACGATGGAGTTTCCTGCGTGAAGTTCCCGCGATGGTCCGGTTCATCTCGGTCGAACCGATGATGCCGGGCCCGATGCGCCCGCCGGTCGAACGCGATCGCTTGCTTCATTGGGCGATCATCGGCGGAGAGAGCGGGCCCGACGACCAACGCCGGGAGCTCGACATCGACTCCGCGGTCGACTTTGCGGACCGCCTGCACGACCAAGGGATCCCGATCTTCGTGAAGCAGGACAGCGGGCGCATGCCGGGGAAGCGCGGGCGGCTCTCCGATTGGATGTGGTCTCTCAAGCAATTCCCATTTGCGGGGGCGCGATGAAGACGCCGAAACGATCCCGCAAGACGAAGCCGGTCTGGCAGTCCGTTGCCGCCGCGAGCGCGCCCGACGACCGCGTGAACGTCGCGAACGCCGAGTACGGCAAGAGGATCATGCTGCTCACCCTCGGCGTGGACAGCGACGGCGTGCTCTGGCGGGACATTCACACGGACAGTCCCGTGATGATCGGAACACCTCCAACGGTGAACGACGACGAGGGCTGATCTTTCCAGGCAATCGTCCGCGTCGATTCGGACGCGCCGCAGCGAAGCCATAAAGTTTCAGTGGTGAAACGGTGTCAACGATCGACGGTCGCCGCGATTTCGTCGTGGGGTTCGAAACAACCGATGAGGCAGACCGCAATTAATATATTGATTTCATTACAGTTCCTCACTTAGTCCACATCGACGCGTCAGAAATCTGGCGCGACGATGCCCGCCTTGCTTTGGAGGTGGTTTCAGCAGCAGGCGCAGGGGGCGCTGCTTCAATGACAGACGACGAGCTGCTTGCGCGCGCGCTGGAGATCCTCCAGCGGAGAGCCTCCGCCGGCGCGGGTGCGCCGTCGATCACGGTCGCGCAGCTCTTTGCCAAGTACGAAGCCGGGAACCGTTCGCGCAAGTCGTGGCCTGCGATCGAGGTACGGCTGCGCGACGTCGTCAAGGCGCTCGCCGATCGCGAGGTGATGTCGCTCCGCGTACTTGATTGGACCGACTACAGGGCCGAGCGCGAGCTCCAGGAGATCCCGACCGGCAAGCCGGGTCGCGTCCGCTGCGCGGCGACCATCAACTGCGAGCTGACGTACCTGAAGGTCATGCTGAACTGGGGCGCCGCGCAGGGCAGGATCCCGCACAATCCCCTCGCCGCCGCCAAGAGGGTCAAGGCCAAGTCGCATCGGGAGACCGCGCCGCGCGAGCACGACATTGCCGCGCTGCTGGACGAGACCGGCGCGCGCCAGCGCGTGATTGTTCTGTGCGCCACCGATGCCGGGATGAGACGCGGCGAGATCCGATACCTGTCCTGGGACTGGATCGACCGGGACGCTGGCGTCATCGTTCTGCCCGGCTGGGCGTGCAAGGGGGGCCGAGGCGGGCCCGTGCCGGCGACGCAGCGCCTGCTCGAGGCGATCGATGCGATCCCGCGGCACCTGCGGAGCCCCTACGTGTTGACGAACGTCGTCACCGGCGGCCCCTACTCGCTGCGCGCGATCTCGCGCTGGTTCCGCGAGGCGGCCGACGCCGCCGGCATCCAGGCTGCGCCCGCCGACGGGCGCGTGCACCTTCACGACTGCCGACATGCCTACGCCAGCAACGCCACCAGGCGCGGCGTACGCATCGAGATCGTGAGCGAGGTGCTGCGGCACGCGAGCCTCGATCAGACCCGCGATTACGTCCAGACGGCGTCCGACGATCTCACCGCCGCGCGCGAGGTTTTCGAGGCCGGGATCCTGCGCGACCAGCAACGCCGGGGGCCCAGAAGGATCGAGCCAGCGCCGCCGGCTAGCCACGGAAACGAGAAAAGCAAGAGCAAATGACGATTTCTGAAATCGCGAATTGGCGCGTTGTCACGGCACCTTACGTCAACGGTTACATGTCGGCGTTGTGTAAGGCGCGATCCATTTCGTTGACAGAAAAATGACTTTGGCTATGCTCACCGTGCCAGCCATGAAATCCACGAACCACGAAGCACACGCCGTTCTCCCCGCGTTCATGGCTGGCGCTCTGGGCGAGTTGCAGATCGGCGTGTCCTTGGTGGTTTGCGGAATGTAGGAGCCTCTATGCGACGCGTGCGGACGTCCCATATCAAGCCGATCTGTGCCATGGGTGATGAAGCGTGCGGAACTAGCGCACCTTCCGAAAACGGCCAACTGGCCCTCGCCGACGAGGTTCCGGATTTCGTCCGCCGGGCGGTCCAGATCGGCTTCGACGCCGATGGCGCCTGGGCGCTCTGGCGCCAGATCACGAAGACCGGGCGGGAGATCCGGGCGCGCCGCCTCACGCCCGCCGGGGGCGCCCGCCGGGTCGACCGGCTGGCCCTGGCGGTCGCCATCGCGAAGTCGGCGGGGGTCGCCTCTTGAGCCCCGCCGCGAAGAAGCCCCGCCGTAAGCCGACGAAGACTATCGGCGGCGCGCCCGATAAGGTGCTCGTCCTGCGCTCGTGCCGGCCCGACGGTCGGTGCTGCATGCAGGGCCATGCTGGCGGCGATTTCGTTTGGCCGAAGGCGGGCCCCGTCTCATGCGACGACTTCAAGCCGTCGCCGACGTGCGGACGCGGTCTGCATGGACTTCTTTGGGGTGAGGGCAACGGCCAACTGCTCGATTGGAGGCCCGACGCGGTCTGGCTGGTCGTCGAAGTACTCGCCTCTGAGATCGTCCAGATCACCGAGGACGGCGGGGGCAAGGTCAAGTTCCCGCGCGGGGATGTCGTTTTCTTCGGCAAGCCCGACGACGCCGTCGCCTATCTGCAGGCGCGCGCGCCGGCCGGGAAGGCCATTACGAAGGGCACGGCGACCGCGGGGGACAGAGGCACGGCGACCGCGGGGGACAGAGGCACGGCGACCGCGGGGGACAGAGGCACGGCGACCGCGGGGGACAGAGGCACGGCGACCGCGGGGGACAGCGGCACGGCGACCGCGGGGGACAGAGGCACGGCGAAGACTGGCGATCTCGGCGTTGTCGCGATCCGCTGGTGGGACCGAAAGGCCGCTGACGGCGCCGGCCGTTTCCGGGTCGCGATCGGTTACGTCGGCGAGGACGTCATCAAGCCGAACACGTTCTACGTCGTCGACGAGGCCGGCAAGCTCATCGAGAAGGCGAGCTGATCATGCGCGCCCCCGACTTCGATGGCGCCCTGGCCGACCTGTTCGAGCTCAAGTTCGAGCGGCTGGCTGAGGTCGGCGCCGCCCTGCGCGAGACCTTCGCCGCCGCCCAGGCCGGCGTGGTCGATGCCGAGTTGGCGGCGGAGGTCGGCCGCCGCGCGCCGCGGGCGCGCTGCGCTTGGTGCTCGGAACGGCGGAAGACCCAGCCGGCCGACCAGATCGCCGACCGCCGGCGCGAAAACCGCGACTTCCCGATCTTGCGCGCCGTCGCGATCCGGCACGGGCTGACGATCTCGGAACTGCGCAGCTCCAGAAAGAATCGGCCGCTCTCGACGGCGCGATTCGAAGCGTATTGGGGCCTGCGCACCGCCGGGCGGTCATTGCCCGAGATCGCGCGCGCCCTGGGCCGCCGCAATCACCAGTGCGTGATCCACGGCTTGCGGCGGTTTGAAGCGATGTTGGCCGCCGATCCGATGCTGGCGGCTAGCGTGCGGGGGACTGCGGCGCTGGTTGAGGCTGCATCGTGAGCGAGCAGCAGGAACTGGCCCCCAAGGGAGAGAAGAAGCCGAAGGCTAAGGAGCCGTCGTGGGGCGAGGGGCGCATCCTCGCCGCGCTCCGAGAACGCTTCGCGGCGCCGGCCTTCGCGTTCTTCCCGCACGTCCGCAACCAGACCGGGTACGCGCGCACGGTGCGCACGGCCGACGCCGTCGCGATGAGCCTGTTCCCGTCGCGTGGCCTTCACATCACCGGCGTCGAAATCAAGTCGTCGCGGGGGGACTGGCGGCGCGAGCTCGACGATCCCAGCAAGGCAGAGGAAATCGCGCAGCATACGGACTTCTGGGTTCTGGCCGTCGGCGACCGCGACATCGTACAGCCCGGTGAGCTGCCGCCGAACTGGGGCTTGCTCGCGCCCGCCGGCAAAGGGCTGAAGATGTTCGTCGAGCCGAAGCTGCTCGGCGAACGCGACGCGAGAATCTCCCGCACGTTCCTGGCGGCCATCCTGCGCCGGGCGATGGAGGACAGCCCGACGGAGGCCGCGATCAATGCAGCCGTGCAGATCGCTGTTGATGAAGCGCGCGCGCAAGAGCGCGAAGGCGCGGCTCTGCGCGCGAAGAGGGACGAGACGAACCACCAGCGCGACGCGCGCGACCTGCGGCAGATGATCGCCGACTTCGAGAAGGCGTCCGGCATCAGCATCTCGCGCACGTGGGAGGCAGGCAGGATTGGTGATGCCGTCAGGGCTCTCCAACGCAATCCGCATACCGATCATCTCGCAAATCAACTTGACGAGGGAGCGCGGGCATTGACCCGCGCTGCTGAGGAAGTCCGCAAGGCCAGCATCCCCGGCGTCACCGTTCCGGCGCCAACCATTGCGCCGCCCGACAACGGAACGTCGGCATGAACAAGTTCAACCAAAGAAAGGTCTCCGCCGCCGGGTCGGACCTGCCTGTCATCGACGAGCCGACGTCGACGATCGGGCAGGCCGGCGGCGGAGACCGCTGTGCGGTGAGCGCTTGAGGCCGGCCACCATGCCGGTCGCGGATCGGTTCAAGCACGGCACGCGTTCTCGATATGTCTGCGGGTGCCGCTGCGACGCCTGTCGCGCCTCGAACGCGGCCTACTATCACGAGCGGCAGGCTGTCTGCAAAGCACTCGCCTCCGCGGTTACCGCCAGCGGCGGACCGGTGACGGTGGCCTGGACGCCTCCCGGCCAGGCGCAGCGCACGCGGACCTTCACGCGATCATGCCCGGGCGTGCTCGGTGATCCGTGCGCGAAACTGTCGCATCTCCGCAAAGATTCAACCGGCGGCGTCTGCTCCTACTGCAGGCTTAAGTTGGGCTGGGATGGCCTGGTTGACGCCGCGCCGGCGCGCGCGCACCTGGAGCAGCTCAGCGAGGCCAATGTCGGCCGGCGCGCGGTTCACGATGCGACTGGATGCTGCACGTCGCTGCTGATGGACATCCGCGCCGGAAGGAAGAAGAAGATCCGGCGGTCGACGCTGAATAGGATCCTGGCCGTTGACGTCAGCGCGCGCGCGGACGCGTCTCTGGTTCCCGCTGCCCCTTTCTGGGCGCTGGTCGACCAGCTCATGGCGCGCGGCTGGCGGCAGTATGATCTTGCTCGAGCGATGGGCCTGGCCGGAACGCCACCCCAGATGCCCTGGCGCAAGCGCACGCACATCCTGGCGCGCACGATGCTCAGAATTGAGCGGCTCGCGCGGACCATCGGCGAACCGCCAGAGTACGGCACCAGGTGGAAGCCAAAGTTCTGCGACTGCCTCGCGCCCAAGGAGAGTGACGGCCGTTGCGGAAAGTGCGGCCACCTCGAACGGCCTGACGGGATGACCCAGGCGCTGGTCGCCGGTGGGCCCGAGAAGACGAAGCCGGTGCACCGCGCCTTCGGATTCGAGGGCGGATGGGGATTCGAGCAGCGGCAGAGCAAGGCCGGCAAGAAGCGCGAAGAGGTTGAAATGCGGGAGCTCGCGCGGCCGGAAAAACGGAGGGCGGTCTGATGGTCTGCCCCGACTGCAGTAGCAAGATGACCATCGAGAAGACCGCCCACTTTTCGAAGGCGACCCTCAGGGTCGAGCTCTGCCCGTGCGGCTCTCGGTTCGAGACAGAGACCAAAATCGTTCGCCGCCTGACCGCTGTTGTAACGCGCCGCAGGGACATTAGGCACATGCCGGCAACTGGTAATAGTCAGCCGGCAACCGCAGGTAGTCTGCCTACCGCGCCAGGTAGCCAGCCAACCCCCTGGATTTCATCTGGGGGGGTAGGGGGGGGTCTGTCTTCCGATCCGATCCTGATTCCGGATCCAGGTCCGGTCGTATCAGCTTCTCCGATCCGCGCGCGTGAGCCCGCCGCGCTGCCTCCAATCCACGAACAGAACCGCATGATGCGCGTCGGGACGAAGACGGCGGCGTTCGCTGCGGTCTATGACCGCTACCCGAACAAAGACGGTAAGAACGCAGCGGCAGACGCCTTCCAGGCGGTCGCTGAGAGCTATCCCGGCGGCGAGAACGCGCTGCGCGACGTGATCCTTGCCTGGTTCGAGACCGGCGTGCTGAACCGCCATCCCTACGGCGGCGGGACCGAGCCGCGCTTTCGGCCGAAGCTCGAGAAGGTCATCGGCGAACGGCGCTGGGAAGACGCTCGAAGCGCGCCCGCTGACGTCGCGCCGCCGCGCGCCGATCCGAACTGCAAGGGCTGGCACGCCGGCGGCAAGAACACCGGCCGCCGCAACCCGCGCGGCCAGCAGGCGACCTGCCCCGAATGCAAGAGCGTTTACCTGCGCGAATGGACAGCGGACGACCGGGTCGGCGACCCGACGCCGGCCGGGGCTGTGCTTCTCGAGAAAGGACGGTGACCGATGACTGAGCTCCAATTGGGCCGAGAGATTTCGCAGGAAGTTCCCGCGATGGTGCGCGAGATGCAGTGCTACCCGTGCGGCATCGGCGTGGCGATCGCGCGCGTGGAGAAGCGCGCCGGCATCTCGCCGGTCTTCGATTGGGCGGGATCGGCCGCTCGGCGCGCGGGGCACAAGTGCAGCTTGACCAGTTGGGACAAGCAGCCGATCCCGCAGGATTCGCGCCTGCCTCCCGAGCGCGACGATGACGATGCCCAGGAAGGGGCGCCGTTCTGATGAAGGTTGGGAGCATGTGGGTCAGGGAAGGCCGGATCGTCGTCTTCCGCAACCCGGCGTCGCGCCATTACAAGTACAACGGCGGCGGCCCGAAGGTCGGGCTAGTGATCAGCGAGACCGATGACGGCGTGCTCACGATTCGGACGGCCGTCGGCAACCGGCGGTACTGCGCGATGCCGATCCAGGTGAGCAAAGACCTGGTCGCGCGCGAGGCGACGGCGCGCGAGGCGGTGCTGGGGCATCCGATCGGGCCGGTGCCGGCGGCGCGCGCGGAGGCTGTCAAGTGAACCTGCGTCTCGTTCAGAAGGACGAAGAACCAGAGATGTTCGCGTATTGCCCGAACTGCAACGCCGAGTCCTGGCAGTTCCTGCCGAGGTTTGTCGTGCGCCGGCGCTGGTTCGGCCTGCGGAAGCGCATCTACGCCGTGATCTGCCGGGCCTGCAAGCGCGTCGTCGGATGGGAAGCGTGAGCGTCGCGCGGTCGTTCGCCGCGATCACGGCCGGCTTCGCGTTTGCGACCGGCGGCATCTGCGCGTTCCTCGGCGCGATCGAACCGAAGCTCAGTCTCATGGCGGCGCTGCTGCTGGTGTCCGGCATCTGGTTGCTGGACGACGGGCGAACGCGATGAGGGCTCCCCGCTTCTTCGTGCTGACCGGCGCGCCCCATGCCGGGGCCATCCGCGACAGGGCAGCAGCGCACGGCGCCGTCGGCCGCGTGGTCGCGCACGGAACGCCGCACCCCGGCCACGGCTGCTACGGGTCCGCCGAGGTGACGCCGCCCGTGAAGCGCTGCAAGCCGCGCTGCCGGCGTTTCGTCTCGACGGCCCGCACGGCGATCTGCGAGGACTGCGGCGCCGACCATCCGACGTTGGGGCCGCTGGTGAAGCTTGAGCCAAGGAGAGCGAAATGAGCGACGAGATCCTGTATCTGACGTCCGACACCAACGAGGTGAAGTCCGTCCGCGTGTCGCAGTACCCGGACGGGATGCCGATCGTGGATCGCATGCTCTCGTTTCGGAGCGTCGAGCGGGTCCTGCTGCGGCCGTCGTCGTTCTCGGCCTTCGTGACGGCGATGTTCTGGGTGGATGCGCTCGTCGACCGCGGTTACAAGGCGCCAGAGTTGGTGCTGCCGTTCGTTCCCGGCGCGCGCCAGGACCACCTGAACGACAGCGGCGACTACCTGTTCACCGCGAAGTCGGTCGCGAAGATGATCAACGCGCGGCGCTTCCCGCGCGTGACGGTCGTCGACCCGCACTCGGAGGTGACTCCGGCGCTGATCGAGCGCTGCGAGACGGTCTCCGCGGCCGACTGCTTCCCGAAGGCGTCCTATTCGGCTGTCATCTCGCCCGACGCAGGCGCGGAGAAGCGGGCGGGCGCCGTCGCGAAGAAACTCGAAGTGCCGCTGTTCCACGCGTGGAAGAAACGCGACGTCGCAACCGGGAAGATCTCCGGCTTCGGCGTCGAACCCCTTCCCCCCGGCATCGGTCGCGTTCTCGTCGTCGACGACATCTGCGACGGCGGCGGGACCTTCCTCGGTCTCAAGGACCAGCTTGGGCTTGTACAAGCCGACCTGTTCGTGACGCACGGAATCTTCTCGGCTGGCACCGCGGCCCTGCGGTCTCGTTACGGCTACATCCTGACCACCGACTCAATCATTGGTGACCCGCGCGACGGCGTCACCGTCATCCCCGTTTGCGAAAGCCTGCTCAAAGGAGAACCACGATGAACCCAATGACCATGATCGACGGCTACAAACTCGACCACCGCAGACAGTACCCAAAGAAGACAACCCGCGTCTATTCGAACTGGACGCCGCGCAGCTCGCGCGTTGACGGCCAGGAAGACGTCGTGTTCTTCGGTCTGCAGTACTTCCTGCAGAAGTATCTGATGAACGAGTTCAACGAGAAGTTCTTTGGTCGTCCCATCGATGAAGTGGTCGAGAAGTACGCGCGCCGCGTGAACTCCTACCTGGGCCCCAACAGCATCGGGACCGACCACATCCGCGCGCTGCACCGCCTCGGCTACTTGCCGCTGGAGTTTCGCGCGCTGCCCGAGGGGACGCGCGTTCCCCTGCGCGTTCCGATGCTCACTGTCGAGAACACGCACGATGACTTCTTTTGGCTCGTGAACTACTTCGAGACGCTGATGTCGTGCGTGATGTGGCTGCCGTGCACGTCGGCAACCACGGCGCTACAGATGCGCGAGATCCTCGAAGAGGGCGCCGACTGGACGGGCAGCCCGATAGCGTTCGTCGACTGGCAGGGCCACGACTTCAGCTTTCGCGGGATGGAGGGGCCTGACGCCGCCGCGATCTCGGGCGCCGGTCACCTGCTGTTCTTCACCGGGACCGACACCATCCCGGCCATCGAGCTGGTCGAGGAGTTCTACACGCCGACGGAGGCGAACTACCTGATCGGCGGATCGGTCGCTGCGACGGAGCATTCCGTGATGTGCGCCGGCGGTGCCGAGAGCGAGCTGGAGACCTTCGAGCGGCTGCTCGACCTCTACCCGACGGGGATCGTCTCTGTGGTCTCGGACACCTGGGATCTGTGGAACGTGCTGACCAACATCCTGCCGAAGCTCAAGGACCGCATCCTGGCGCGCGACGGCAAGTTGGTCATCCGGCCGGACTCGGGCGATCCGGTCAAGATCATCTGCGGCGACCCGTTCGCGCCCGAAGGATCGCCTCAGCGGAAAGGCGTCGTCGAGCTCCTGTGGGACGTCTTCGGCGGCTCCGAGACCGAGACGGAGCATCGGCTGCTCGACCCCCACATTGGGACGATCTACGGCGACTCGATCAACCACGCGCGCGCCCGCGCCATCCTCAACGGCCTGGACGACAAGGAGTTCGCCTCGGCCAACGTCGTGCTGGGGATCGGGTCCTACTCGTACCAGTACGTGACGCGAGACACCTTCGGCTTCGCGATGAAGGCTACCCACGTGACGATCGACGGCGTCGGCCGGGACATCTTCAAGAAGCCGATCACCGACGACGGCGCGAAGAACTCGGCGAAGGGGCGCCTGTGCGTCGTGGACGAAAGCGGCGAAGGCGGAGGCGGCGTGCTGTGCCTCTACGACCAGGCCACCGCGGGGGAAGAAGCCGAATCGCTGCTGCGGCCGGTCTGGCGCGATGGGGCGTTCATCGCCTGGGAACCCTTCGAGGTCATCCGCGCGCGCGCCCGTGGCGCGCGATGAGCGGCCAGCATCAGGGCGGCGGCGCCTATACTGACCTGTACCGCGAGGCGTGCTCGAAACTGGCGTCAGCCGAGCGCGACAAGGCCGCCCTGCGCGCCGAACGCGACCGGCTCAAGGGCAAGCTGGCCGAGGCGCGACGGTTGCTGGAGCAATGTCAGAGCGGCACGAATGCGCATCCGTATTGCCCCGGGTGTGGGACGTACCGCGCCGAGGAGTGCCGGCCATGGTGCCCAATCGCGAGCAGTCTCGCAGCCGCGCCAGCCGAGCAGGCGCAGGGGGTGCAGGAAAGCGAGGCAGTGACGAACTTGCGGCGGGAGGTCGAGCACTGGAAACGAGCATACGAACACGCCGTGGCAGTTGCCGAAGAACAGCAGGCGCAGGGGGAGGCGACTGACGATGAGGCTCGCGTCGAAGAGTCGCTGATCAACCGTATTGCCGAAGCCAAGTCGTACGCGCTCGCCCAGGTCGCCGCGCTCGCCAAGCGGGTGGATGCGCTGGAACGCCGCATGGCCTCGCTGAAGGCCCTGAATACCAGGGCGAGTCACAGCCCAGCGCCGCCCCCGCCCGAGGCCGCCGGGCCTGGGCCGCATCAGTGGCACATATGGTGCTGCGCCAAGGGGCGCGCCGACCCCATCCACGCCGTCCCGCCCATCCCTGGGGGAGGCGCACGGTGAGCAAACCAGTGCTCAGGTCGTTGATCAAGGTCGGCGCAGAGCGCGAGCGGCGGCGAATCAGGCGGGCGCAACGGGAGGCGTTGCGCGTGCTTTGTCGCATCTTCGACCAGACGCAGAACCGGATGCTTCATGACCTGCTGCTGGCAGCGCATGACCAGCTCGACGCCGCCACGCGCGCGCCGCGGAAGGGGAGGCGCAAGTGACCGATGGAGATGCACCGACGGGCTGAGGAGCGTACCCAGGCGACGACCTGTGACACGGGGCGCGGCGAGCGCTAGGTGGCCGAGTGCGACCTGTCCCCCGGTGCTGCAATCGCTCCGATAGCTGACGGCCGGGAAAACTGACGGGAATGTGGGTCTGGGAATCCCGGACGGCCACAGTTGCGTTTTTTCCTCAGGATGCCGCGCTGTGCCCACGACAGATCGAAACTCGGGAAGTATTCTCGGATTAATCACGTGAATCCGATTGACATCCTCCGAGAGTCTCCCAAGGGTCCGAAACTGCGACGCAATGGAGGTTCAACGGGAATTGTCGCCCGCCGCAGGAAAAGGCCGCGTAAATGCGCGCCGGCCCGTGGGGCGCGTGGCGGAACGGATTCTGCGGAAGGTGTGGACGATTCGGCTCGCGCGCGCCGACTTCCGCGACCTCGAGAACCCCGAGAACCCGGACGCGCCGCTGTCGAACGCCGGGATGCCGAGCCACCTGTTCGATGGCTTGACGCCGGCGCACTGGCGCGAGTGCCTAGAGTCGGGCGCGCCGAACGAGCACCTGGCGAACGATGGCTACCGGTCCGCCGTCTCGGCAGTCGCCTGGGGCGTCGAAGCGACGGCCGAGTACTACCGGCGGATCGAGCACCTGTCCTGGCGCTTCGACGACGACGGGGACCGGGCGATCGCGGTGGCGCTGTCGGACGGCATCGGCATCCGACGCATCAAGGCGGAATTGAGTGTCGGCCAGCACCGGGTCGAACGCGTGTTGAAGCAGGTCAGGATCTGGATGGCCGAGAAGGAGCCGATCGATGAAGAATGAAGCGCGCTCGCAGATTCCGCGGCCGGTCGTGACGCCGCCGCACGACGGCGCGCCGCTGGCGGTCGGGGATGCGGTGCCGGCGGTGCTCGCGCCCGAGCAGATTCCGCCGCAATTCTATCCAGCGCCGCGCCCCCTGGCCGGCGCCGTCTCCCCCGCGATCACCGAGCTCGCCGCGCGCGCCATCACCGGCGGCGCCGGCATGGCGCGGGAGTATGCGTTCTCCGCCGCCGAGCTGTGCCGGACCGCCGACAACAACCCGCAGGCCCGCGCGAACGCGCGCCGGCTGCTGCGCATCGCCCTGGCGCACCTGGAAGCGTGATGGGCAGGCCGAGCAACTACCCACCGCCGCCCGTTCCGCTGGAGGAGGTGCGCAAGATGCTGCGCCGGGAGCCATCGGAATCACGGCTGGCGCTACTGTCGGCCCTGCTCTGGCCGACGAAGACCGGCCCATGCGAAGAATGCGGACAGCCTACGAAGCGGCGAGCGCCGGCGGTCATCACCCCGGAGCAGGCGCTCCATCTCATGGAGGAGATGCACAATGGATGACCTGCCCATCCCGCGCCGCCCGGTCGGCCGCCCGCGCAAGATCGCGGTAGAGCGCGCCGTCGTCGAGGGCGTCACGTGCGACGAGCACGTCGACCGCCTCATCGAGGCGCTGGGGGGGAACGTCGAGGCGCTGCGCATCAAGTCGAAGCAGACCACGCTCACCGACAAGGAGGTGATGCAGGTCGGCCGGCTGGCGCGCACGCTCGAGACCTGCGCGCAGGCCAAGCGGCACCTGCTCGAGGCGACGAAGGGCGACGGCGACCTGTCGGGCATCCCGACGGAGCAGCTCGCGCGCGTCGTCGTGCGGGCGATGAAGACGGATCACGACCTGAAGGCGGCGATCGCCGCCGAGCTGAAGACGAAGGCCGACTGAAAGGACAAGCGACATGGAAGACCTGACCCAGCGACTGATCAACGCGCTCCGCAAGGCCGTGACGAACGCGCGCAACGCCGACGATGCGGCGGAGGCGGCGTACTTGGCAGACGCGCTGGACGTCGAGGGCGCACCCGTGGTGCCGGCGACGGCGACGTTCAGCGTCGATGCGACCCCGGGTGCGATCGTGGAGAGCATCCCCGGTCCGCCGCCTCCGATTGGTCCGGATGATTTGCCGCCCGACGCGCAGGTGCGCGCCCCCGCGCCGAAGAAGTCGAAGGGCGCATGAACCGCGGCGCTGCGCCCGGCCCGATGGTGAAGGCGTTCCCGCTGGGTGACAGCGGGTTCGCGCTCGTCGGCGCCGGGCTGGCGGTCAACCCGGACCCGGTCACCGGCGACCTCGTCGTGTCGGTCGTCTGCGTCGGCGGGCGCATGTCGGAGATCGTCGGGCTGACACCGGTGCAGGTCGAGCTGGCGCAGATCGCGCGCATCCCCCTGGCCGACGTCGTCAAGGCGCTGGTCGACAAGGAGGACGAGAACGCGCGCGCGACGATGGGCGCGCTGCTGCCGCAGGCGACGGGATGACCGCAGCCGGCGCGCCCGAGCCGGTTCGCTTCCTGACGCGCCCGCTGCGCGAGTCGGATCACCCGTGTCTGTATTCTGACTTCCTGCGCTCGTACCGGGAGAGCGATCACACCGACGGCATCCCGAATACGGCATTCTTCGAGGTGCACAAGCAGGAATGGGCGGCGGTGCTGGCGCTGTTCACGGTGCTGGTTGCGCATCCCGAGACCGATGACGACGAGATCGCCGGCTGGATCGCGTTCAAGAACCGGACGGTCGCCTGGATCTACACGAAGAAGGTGCCCTGGCGCGGGGTTGGCGTCGCGCGGCTGCTGATGGATGCCGCCGGGTTCCTGCCGGGCCGGCCGCTGTCGGCGCTGTTCGCGTCGAGCTGGGCGCTTCGGCGCGCGCGGCATGCGGGCTACCCGGTGACGATGGTCTCGCACGGCGAGGCGACGCGGCTTCTGCTGGGTGTGCCGTGATCCTTCCCGAGAGCCCGCTGCTGGCGGAGATGTTCGTTGACGAGGCCCGCCGGCTGATGGATCGGGAGAACGCCACGCTCGACGAGGTGATGAACGCCGCCGAGAAGCTCGCTGCCGCCGCGGCCTACGCCGGCCGGGCGCCTGACATCAAGCTGGTCGGCAAGATTCTGCGCGCCAAGGCGCGGTTGTCCGAAGCGATTGGGGCGCTGTGAAGCGCGGGGAGCCATGATGATCAAGATCCTCTGGAATCAGTGCGAGGCCGAGACGAAGCGGGCGACTCAATCGTTCGGCCTTGCTGCGCAGCAAGGCTATGGCGGTCCGGCGCTGACCGAGACCGTCCAGTGCGACCGCCCAGGAGAGGTGCGCACGTTCGCCGACGGCGCCACGGCGTTGATCTGCGAACAGCACTGGCACCTCTGCACGGGGATCGTCGACAAGGACGGCGCGAAGCACATGAGGCCGGCCGAACCGAAGGACGTCAAGGCGACCGGGCGAAATGACTGAGCTTCGCGTCGAGTACGACACCTTCGAGACCGCCGAGGCCGCGGGCTACATCCACCCGCAGCGCACCGCGGGCGTCGTGGCCGGCCGCAACCACGGCGGCGATGAGGGCGTTCTGCTCGGCGTGATCGAGTACGCATTGGGCTGCGCGCTCGACGAGACGCAGCCCGACGACCTGCGCGAGAAGTCGGCGGAGTACGCGATCGGTTTCGCGCAGGGCTGGAACGAGATTCTGATGGTGCAGCCGCTGTTCCTGCTCACGCGGCAACAGACGGCGCGGGTCAACTCGCTGCCGCGGCGGGTGCGTAGGGCATGGCTCGCAGAATATCAGCGCGGCGTGCGGCACTGGCAGCGCGCGGGCGGGAACTTGTCGGGCAAGCGTCCGGTGCTGCCGGAAATCCCCTGATGACCTTCGCCGAGCGCGTCGAGCAGGAGCTGCGCAACCCGGACGCCGACGTCCGCGCGGCGCTGCGCGAGGTGGACCAGATCGGGTATCACGCGCCACCGGTGGCGGTGCCGGAACCCGGAGAGCCAGCCCCGTGCTTCTGTTGCCCGCCGGGGTCCGTGCCGACGTTGATGGGCGGAAACAGCGTCTGGCGCGCGCCGCCGCCGTTGCATGACCCGCACGCACAACTGCACGACCCCAACGCGCGCGACCACGACATTCGGACGGTGGCGCCATCGATGGCCGCAGCTCAATTGGCTGCGCTCAGCACGGCGCTCGGGTCGTACGCCAACGGCTTGGAGCGGCCGGTGGGACGGCCCTGGTACTGGCCCTGCGTCGCTGCCCCGCTGCACGGATACAACGTCCTGGACTACATCCTGCGAGACGAGTTCGGCGGCGCGCGCGTCACTATCGCTTGGCTTCAAGCGCATCGGCACGACATCGTTCCGGCGATCCGCCGCCTGAACGGCAGGGACGGCGAATGACCCGCGCTCTCCGCGCGTTCTGGAAGTGGCTGCGCGCCGGCTGGTGGCTGGCGGCTGACAGGAGGCTACCGAAATGACACCCGAACAAGCGAAGCAGGACATGTTGCAGCACCTCGATCGGATGTTTCCGAACACGCCGCCGCTTGCGAAAACAACGCCGCGTCTGAAAGCGCGCGTCAAGCCGCTGCCGCCCATCCGTGCGGCGTGCGACACGCTGATGGACGGCGACCGGCTCGCCGCGCACATCACCCAGTGCGCCGCATGCCAGGCCGCCGGCGCGCGCCTGCAGGTCTCGACCGACGGGGCGACCTGGACGAACTACACCGGCGAGTTGGAAAACGTCGAGGCATACGCGCACGTGCGGTGCATCGTCACGAATCAGGCGCCGGGCAAAATGACCGTCGAGGTATCGCGCGGGCCAGTTTCGATCACGACGCCTTGGCTTCCGCTCGGCCCGGTGGCGCCCGTCAAGTGCGACCGTGGCCACGAGGACAACGGCAGCTCGCCGATGGCCGTCCACTTCGACGGCCGCACGCACGTATGGTGCGGCCCATGCGAAATGGCTGCGCGCGCGTGGCTGCGAGCGCAATCCGGGGAGAAGCGCCCTGGCGGCGCGGCGCTCATCGATCGACGACTCGTGCGCGACTTCGGCATCGAGGACCCGGCGCTGCCGAACGTATGAGCGAACCCGTCCGGCTTGCCCTGCTCGCCTTGGCCCGCGATGTCGCCGAGACCATTCCGATGGATCATCGCCCGTGGTGGATCGACGAGCACAACGGAACGGTGCGAGACGGCTCGGGCGCGCTGATCGCGTACATCGACCCGACGGCGCTGCACTTGGTCGAGCAGCTTCATGCGCTGGGAGTCGCGTAGTGGATGGCGGCGCGCAGTATCAGTCCCGGTCGCGCGGCGAGAGAACTTCTTCGGCGTGAATTAGCCGGTCGGTTCGAGCCGCCGCCGCCGTTCTCGCTGGCGGCCTTCTGCGGCGATCATGCGAAGCAGCTCGCGTTCGTCACAGACCAGTCTCACCGCGTACACGTGATGTGCGCCCGGCAGTCGGGCAAGTCCCAGGGCGACGACGGCATCCTGATGGATACGGGCCTGCTGCGGCCCAACAGCACGAACCTGATCCTCGGGCTCAACGGTCCGGCGATCCGGAACAACAACTGGGAACCGATCTGGAAACGGCTCTTCGACCGTTTCAGCGGGCTCGATCCGAAGTGGCGCAACGAGACGCGCATGCTGACGACGTTCCCGAACGGGGCGCGCGTGTTCATGGGCGGGAGCGACGACGCGCGCCACATCAAGAACTTGCTAGGCGGTCGAATCGAGGACGGCGTCGTCATCATCGACGAGTGCCAGGACCAGGGGCACGTACTCGACGAGCTTCTCGATTCGATCTTGCCCCCGATGATGGGGATGAACGCGCGGCTCATCCTGTCTGGCGTCTTCCCCGAGGTGCCGGCGGGGCGCTTCTGGCGTGAGTCGGGCTGGGTCGAGCGCGGCGGGATCTACGTCCAGGAACGGATCGGCGCGTGGTCGCCGCACAACTGGGGGCGCCTCGCCAACGTTCACACGCCCGACGCGCGCGCCGTTCTCGATCGCTATCTCACCGACACGGGCCTGACCGAGGATCACCCGCAGATCCAACGCGATTGGTTCGGCCGGCCGGCGTTCGACCCGACGGCGACGGCCTACCGGTACCGCGTCGAGACAAACAGCTACCTGCCCGTCCTGCCCGATTGGCTGCGCGAAGTCTACGCCGCCCACATCGAGACCGATCCGACGACCCAGTACCGCTACGCGCACCCGATGCGGCTCGACAAGGACGGCGCCCGCTACGGGATGATGGCCGCCGAACCGCTGCCGGGTGTGACGATGTTCTCGCTCGCGCTCGACCCCGGCGCCAACAGCGACCGGGCCAGCATCCAGGGCTGGGGATGGGGCGAGCGGTCGCGCGAGGTCCAGCACGTCTTCGACTGGAGCTCTCCCCGCGGTGCGCGCCTGACCACGGGCCAGATGTTCGCGGTCCTGGGGCTCGCGTATCGGACGTTCACCCAGCTCGGCGCCCAGCGCGGCGGCGTGGTGCGGTGCCGGTACGATGCCGGCTCGAGTCAGAACACGATCGACAACCTGCTCGGCGACTACGGCATCCCCGTGGTGCTGGCGGCGAAGAAAGCCGACTTGAAAGGCCAGGTCGACCGCAACAACGACCTGCTCGAGCAAGGCCGCGCGCGCGTCATGGCGGGTTCGGCGCTCGAGCAGGACTACCAGCGCGCCCGGTGGGACAAAAGCGCCCTGGCGACCGGCCAGCGCTCTTGGGCCGCATCCTGGCACCCGGACCCGTCCGAGGCTGCGCGCTACGCGCTCCAGGACTACTTCGACGTCTACGAGGCACCGCCGCCGCCGCCCGCGAACGACGGCGAGCGCCACCGGGAGGCGATCCGCGCCGAGCTGGCCGAGGTCGCCCGCCAAGAAGCGCGCGCCCGGGAGGACGACGGCGACCCCCAGAACTGGTAGCCGCCTGGGTACGAGGGCGCTTTGGTGAGATGGACCTGCCGAAGGCCGAGGACCTGCGCGCGCTGCTGGAGGCGGCGCGTGCGTGTGGCGTCACGAGGCTCAAGATCACGCCGGACGGCGGAGTCGAGGCCGAGCTTGCCCAGGCGACCCTCGGCGAGGTGCTGATCGAGCAGATTGACCGCGGCGATCCCGCGGGCGAAGACCCGCTGGACATCATCCGCCGCGAGGCCGCCGCCGGCAACAAGATGCCGGCGCGCGACATGCTGGAGGTGCTCGCCAGCGGGGGCCGGTTCGTGCCAACCGGCGGGGGCGACCCGACCCGGCCGGAGTAACCGATGGCCTTCGAGCTCAACACGGGCCGCTGGTGGGACGCCGACGAGGCATCCCTCCCCACGAAGCTGGCCGGGGTCGCGTCGAACCTCGAAAGCTACGACTTCGAGCGGCGCGCCCGGAACCTCGTCTTCGCGCGCCTCGCCACCAACCGCGACCTGCCGAACATCTACGGGCTGAGCCTCACCCGTACCAACGTCCGCGCGCTCGACTTCACCGACTGGCGCGCGCCGGTCTTCAACGTCTGCGGCAGCGCCGTCGAGACCCTGGTCAACAAGGTCGGCCGCAACAAGCCGTGGATCTTGTTCCTCACCGACGGCGGCGACTTCCGCGCGCGCATCGCCGGGAAGAAGCGCAGCCGGTTCGTCGACGGCGTCTTTCATGAGACCGACACCTATCGCCTGACGCGCCAGGCATGCCAGGACGCGCTCACCTACGGCGACGGGTTCATCAAGGCGACGGCGTCGCTCGACGGCCAGACCATCGTTCACGACGTCGTCCTGCCCGACGAGCTGCTGATCGACCCGTGGGACGCGCTCTATTTCGGGAAGTGGCCGCGGTCCCTGATCCATCGGACCTTCGTCAGCCGCACCGAACTGCTCTCGATCTACGGCGACGATGAGGGCGCGCGCTTCGCGATCGAAACGGCGCCTGGTTCGTACCAGGGGCCGATGTGGCAGGGGCCGACGTCGAACGGCAACACGGCGATGGTCGCGGTCCTGGAAGGCTGGAAGCTGCCCGACGCCGACGGCACGCCGGGGCGCCACGTGCTCTGCATCAGCGACAAGATCGCCCTGGTCGACGAGAAGTACAAGCGCACGCGCTTCCCGTTCGCGCGCATGACCTGCGTCAGCGCCGGGCGCGGCTTCTGGAACATCGGCATCCCCGAGATCCTCGGGCCGTTTCAGTCGAACATCAACCGGACGCAGGTCGTCATCGACGAGTGCCAGCGCCGCATGGCGACGGGCCGCTGGCTGGTGCCGAAGACGAGCGGCGTCACCGACGACCAGCTCGGCAGCAAGGCGGCGGGCATCATCCGCCACGCGCCGGGGCAAGCGCCACAGTTCATCACGCCCGGGGCGGTCCCCCCCGAGCTCTACGCGCACCTGGACAAGACGATCGAGCGCGCCTACAAGCGCGTCGGCATCAGCGAGCTTGCCGCGCAGGCCATGAAGCCCGCCGGGCTCAACAGCGGCGAGGCGCTGCGCGCGTTCGAGAGCGCCGAGAGCGAGCGTTACGTGACGCTGGGGATGTCGCTCGAGGATCTCGTCGTCGACATCGCGAAGCTTGACCTGGAGCTCGCCGAGGAGATCCGTCCGAAGGTGCGCGCGCCCCGCGGCGGCGGCATCGACGTGATCGACTGGCGCGAGCTGCCGACGCTGAAGACGGACGCCGTCATGAAGGCGTTCCCGATCTCCTCGCTGCCGACGTCGCCGGCCGGGCGCCTCCAGCGCGCCGCCGAGATGTTCCAGACCGGGCAGATCTCGAAGGAGGACTACCTCCGGATCATCGATTACCCCGACACGGCCAGCGTCATCGAACTGCAGACCGCGAGCCGCGACGCGATCGACTGGATGCTCGACAAGATCGTCGAGGACGGGGTCTTCGAGTCGCCCGAGCCGTACATGGACCTCGCCCTGGCGATCACGGTGGCGCAGAACCGCTACCTCCGCGAGCGCACGCAGGGCTGCCCCGAAGACCGGTTGGAGCTCCTGCGCCGGTTCATGGATTCGGCGAAGGATCTACAGGGACAAATTCAAGGCGCCCCCGCCGGCGGCCCCGTTCCGATGTCCATCGCGCAGGCTGGCGCCGCCGGCCTGCCGCCGCCAGTCCCCCCGGTGATCGGCCAGGGCGCGGCCGGCGGCGCGCCGGCGGGGCCGCTCCCGAGCGCGCTCCCCATGCCGCAGGCCGCGTGATGCCGCTCGCCCCCGGGTCATCGCAGAAGACAATCAGTAGCAATATCGCTGAGTTGATTCGTTCGGGCCGCGATCCGAAGCAGGCC